TTCGCGCGCGCCTGGCGGATCCACCTGGCGCCCGATTGCTCGAGCGTCTCGCCCTCGACGCGATAGAGCTCCCATCCGACGGCGTCGTACGAGCGGAGCGCGCCCGCGGGGATCGTCCAGTCGGCCGCGGAGTCGTGCGCGAGGAGGAGCCGCCCCTTCGGGAGCGGCGACGTCGGCGTCGGGCTTTCGGAGTACGTGCCCAAGGTGAACACGTCGGGCCGTCCGCTCCCCTCCGCCCTGAACGGATAGACGCTGACCGGATGCGAGAACCGGAACGTCGGGAATTTGATCGGCGCCGGCGGCGTGAGATCTTCGATCCCGCTCACGAGATCCCACTCGACGATTTCGAGCGAGCCGGGAGGTTCGCCGTCGAACCTGGCCCACGCGATCCGGATCCCGCCGTTCCACGCGATCGCGTCGTAGTGGAATTCCGCGCCGGCGCGCGAGAGTACTTTCCCCTGATCGGAGTCGGCGCGCCTGGCGACGGTCCCGACGCCCTCGAGCCAATGAACGAGATACGCCACGCCGCCGATCTCGACGTAGCACGCGCGGAGCGAGCCGGGGATCCATAGCGGCGCCGGCGTGATGCCGTGAACGCCCCAGGCGCCCGCGGCGGGCCAGATCGCGCGTCCCTGGTCGACGAGCTCGAGGTGATACGGATCGGAGCCGGCCGCGATCGCGGGTTCCCGATCCTCCGGCGGGTTGAACGTCGGGACGATCACGCCGTCGGGCCGCGAGATCCGGAACCCCTGCCCGCCGCCCTGATACACGTCGACGAGCACGATCGCGCCGTCGTGCGCCGCGGCGCCGCGTCCGTCCGTCATGGCGCGCCCGACGGTTCCGCCTGGGAATTCCCCGCACGATCCGAACGAGGCGCCGGCGCCCGCGATCGCCGCTTGCCATCGTCCCGCCGGAGTCGCCGCCAGGAACGACGCCTCGCGGAGCGGGACGCCCGCCGGAACCGCCTCGAGCGGTCGCCTGGCGCCCGTGTGGATGTTCACGGCCTGCGGCGCCGTCCCTGCTGGCGTGCCCTCCCAGGAGCCGCTCAGCGGTCCCAGGAACGCGATCTCGTCGGCGTTCAGCCAGAACGTACAACCGCCGTCGCACAGAACGAATTGCTCGCCGCTCCTCGAGCCGTACGAGACGCGGCCGCCGGCCGTCCCGCACGCCGCGAGGCCGGTGATCGGATGTAGCTTTGGCACGTGGCCCCCTTCTGATTTACGAGCCGCGGATTTTACGGTACCGGGCGAGCACCTCGTCGGCGTACTCGCGATTGCGGATCGGACCCGTCGGCGCGTTCCCCCCGCGGCCGCCATTGTAGGCGGCGAGGGCGCTCCGCGTCACGGCGGCGGCGCGACCCGCCTCGAGGCCGACGTAAAGCCGGGAGGCCCACGCCAGGTGCCCCGCGAGGTGCTGACAGCCGAGATCGATATTCAGGGCGGGATCGGAACAGAGCCGGGTGAGGTACTTCCCGCGGAACCCGTGCTCGCGCGCGACGGCGCCCATGAGTTGCATCAGGCCCCATGAGGCTTGCTGACTCCACCATTCCTGATCGGGATCGCCGGCGAGCGTCGGGAAATCCTTCGGGGGAAACTTGGCGGCGACCTCGACGTCGGACACGGCGCGGAACGGTGCGCCCGTTCGCACGTTCCAGAAATAGCGGTACTTCGGTTCCGGGTTGAACGCGTCCGTCTCGCCGTCGGACTCCTGACCGATGATCGCCTCGACGAGCGGCGGATCGATCCCGCCGTGGATCCTGGCGGCCGCGGTGATCTCCTCGCTGTACCTCATGGCGTTGATCCTACTGCCTGGCCGGGTTCGTGACGTGCTCGATCACTTTGGCCTGAACGTCGACGAGCCGGAGCCGCTCCTCGACGTCGGCGCGTTCCCGGGTGAATTCCTCGTATCGCTCGCGGCCCTCCGGGGAGACTTTGCGCCGGTCGCCGTGGCCGTTCGTGTTCGGGAGCATTGGACACCTCGTGAAGATCCAGCGGAGGAATTTCATAGATCGTCGACCAATCTTTGCACTGTGAGCGACTCGAGATCTGTTCGGTTTAGGATGATCGCGCCCTCCTCGCGATCGTTGATCCAGATCTCGAAAACATGCCACTCGCGGCGCCCCTGAACGGCGCCGAGGTACCGGCCGGCAATCGCTCGAGGCTTGCCGAAACGCGGGTGTCCGACGTCCCACTTCTCCGGCGGAATGCCTTCGATGTAGTACGCGAACCCGGGGAGGAGTCGGAGGAGGGCGCTCACGGGCGGCCGGAGTTCCCGCCGGCGAGGAGCTTCCGATTGACGGCGCCGACCTGCGTCGCGACGGTCATCAGTTGCTCCGTCTGAGTTTCGAGGATGCCGGTATTCCGGAGCGCGACCTGGCGCCAGAAAACGATCTGCTCGCTCAGGATCGCGTGTTCGGCGGCGGCGCGTTCGGTACAGTCGGCCAGGGCGGCGACGTGTCGCGCCTCCTGCTCGACGAAATCCTGACCCCATCGCCAGATCCGGATCTTGTTCCCGATGAGCACGATCACGAGGAGCGTCGCGAAACTGACGCCGCCGAGAGTGTTCGCGATCTTCGCTGCCTCGTCGATTCCCATTCAGATCCCTCGCGTGATTATAGCGGCGTCAGTTCAGGCGGATCACGGCGAGCACGCGCCCGGAGAACGTGCCCGTCCCGGTGCTCGCTTTGTAGCGGAGCGCGAACGTATTCGATCCCGCGTTGACCGTCATCACGACGCCGCGGCCGACGTGGTACGTCGAGGTGGCCGTGATCGCCTTCGCATTGTTGACGCCATCCGCCGCGGCGATCGTTGTCGCGCCCGACACGTCGACGGCGACCGACACGTCGATCACGCCGGAGCCGGCCGTGTTCACGGAGAACAGTACGAGCACGGATGTACCCGTCGTGAGCGTGACGGAGTCGGCGGTCGTGAGCGCGCCGTACGCCGAGCTCGCGCGCGTCTCTGCGGTGAGCACCTGAGAGATCCCGAACGTGATCGGCGTGTCGCCGAAGATCCCCAGGAGCACGGCGATCCATCGGGCGTACCGCGTGTTGCTCCCGCCGTCGCTCGCGTACTGGAGCTTGAACGTCGTCGCGCCCGACGCCAGGCGGGACAGCATGAGCCCGCCCTGGAGCGCGATGTTCTGCGCGCCGCTCGTCGATTGGTTGACGAACGAGACGGCCGCGAGCGTGTTCGCGCCCGATACGAGGATGCCGAGCGAGGAGGTTCCGGTCTGAACGCGGTTTTCCGAATCGCCCGCGATCACGGCGACGACGGCATCGCTCGCGAGTGTCGGGTTCACGGACGGTCCCGCGGTCGCGAGATCAGCCATGGACCCGGAGCTCGACGCCTCCGCCGTCTCGAGCGACGCGGCGAAAGCGGCCGTAACCATGTCGAGACACACGAGGAAAGGCTGGCCTGGGCCCGGGCCTCCGCCGAACGCCGCGGCGTTGACCCTGGCGGCGTACTGGAGCGTTGCGACGTATTCCTTGCCGGTGATCAGTCCCGTGATGTGAACGAGGCCGAACAGGTGTTGTCCTCCGAACGAGACGAGCGAGCGATTGATCACGGCGCGCGCGTCGTCGAGGGTGAGATCGGTAAGTTGCACGTTCGCGAGCACGAGCGCATCGCCCGTGCCGATGGCGCCGATCCCGACGATGAACGTGAGCGTCGTTCCCGACGGTTTCACAAGCATCGGCCCCGCGGCGAGGATCGCGGCGCCGCCGCCGACGCCGAAGAACCCGCGATCGCCCGCGCTCCCGCCGGCGCTCGCATCGACGTACGCTTTCGTCGCGGCGTCCTGGGCGCTCGTCGGATCCTCGACGTCGGTGAGCGCGTTCCCGCCCATGGATTGCGGCGCCGTGAAATCGACTGAGCCGTCGGCGCGGATGACGCCCGGAACGGTATCGACGTACGCCTTCGTCGCCGCGTCCTGATCCTCCGTGGGATCATCGACGAATCGGAGCTTGTGCCCGCCCATCGACTGATCGGCGCGGAACGACTGACGGCCGTCGCTGTAGATGTCGCCCGAGATCGTCGCGCCTCCGGTGTCGAGCGTGCCCGGTTGCGCCGCGGCGCCGCCGCCGCCGCCGGAGGTGAGCGCCTTCCACTGATCGACGTACGAGCCGGCGTATTCGTCGGTCTGCTGACACGTCGCCGAGTACTCCCACAGTTCGGCGTTCACGAGTTTGATCCGCACGGTCGCGACGAGGAACGTCGCATCGATCCCGCCGCGGTACGTCGTATCGACCTCGAGCGCCTGGCCGGGGAGGAACCCCTCGACGTCGGTGAACACCTCGAGCTCGCGCCGGTCGGAGCTTTCGCGGATGAGGATCTGAGTCGCGAGCGCGATCCCCGCGGCGTATTCGATGATCTCCGGGTGATCCTCGCGGAACGTCCGCGGCGCCGTGCCAGGCGGGAGGCTCGCCGGTACCCTGGCGTGGAACGGGAACACGGCGAGGTACTTGAGCTCGAGCGTCGTGTACTGCGGCGGTTGCGTGCCGTTGCCGAGCGAGACGGTCCCGCGCCCGTCGGTGACGTCCCAAAAATAGAACGCGGTCGGATCCCCAGGAGGGCCGAGCGACCTCGCGACGGTGCCGTTCTCGAGGATGTAGCCTTGCGTCCATCCGGCGGCGCCCGTCGCGTCGGATCCGAGTTGCAGCGTTCCGCGCGGGATCCCGCCCTCGCCGTACCAGAACGCGATCGCCTCGTGCGAGCTCGTGACAGTGATCGCGTTGCCCGCGGCGCCGGCGACGAGCGCCTCGACCGTGAGTTGATCCGGGTACCGGAGGAAACTCGAAACATCGGCGTTCGCCGCGGTCGATGGCGCGTAGTTCCCGCCGCCCGCCAGGTTGATCGCCGCGTTCAGGTTTCCGATTGAGTCGATGACCGTCGCGCCGATGAGCACCTCGCCGGCGACGTCGCCGACGAGCGCCGTCCGGAACGTGTACGTCGAGGCGCCGGCGCCGATGGTGTCGCCGTCGCTGAAATTGGTCGCATCGACCGGCGAGAGATACGCGTTCGCCCGCCTGGCGGGGAACGCATCGCCGATCACGGCCTGGATATCGACCTCCCAGGAGCTTTCGTACCCGTCGGATTCCCATTGCTGCGTCGCGATCCCGTTCCCCGTCGGGCCGCACGTGAGATCTACGGTGTTCTTCGGGAGGCCGGACGGATCCCGCCACTTGAGATCGAACGAGTTCAGGTTCGCGTCGGTGATCGTCGCGGGTGCCGGCGAGTCGAGCGGGACGAACACCTTGAGTCCCTTGATCGGATCGACGGTGATCACGACGCCGGTAGCATCGTTGATCCGCTTGAACGCGTCGGGAACGGTGATCGCGACCCAGGCGATCGGGGGAACCGTCTGCCCTGTCGGCGCCGCGTCGTACGTGATCCCGTAGATGGCGAGCGCCTGAGCGACGATCTCCGCGATCAGATCCTCGAGATATTGCGGCGCCGTCGTGACGATGGAGATCGGATCCGCGTCCTCGAAAAAAACCGAGTAGTCGACCAGATCGAGGGCCGCCTTGTTCGCCGGACTCGACGGCGTCATTCCGTCGATGGATCGCACGAGCACGAGGCCGCCGAAGATCGGCGTTACGCCGTCGCGCCGGTAGATGAGCACGTCGGCCGCCCTGGCGGGAATATACCCGTCGCCGATCTGGAGGCTCCCGGTTGCCTGGCGGTTCAGACCGAGCTCGAGATCCGCGTCGGACACCTCGATCGTCACGTCCTCGCCGGCGATCATGATCCGGAGTCCGCTCACGATCAGCGTGTACTCGCGCTCGCCGAAATTGTCGGCGCCGTCGGTCGCCCGCACGGTGAACACGAACAAACCGGCGACGGCCAGCAATCCGCCCAGGAACCCGTCGCCGTCGAGCGCCAGGCCCGCCGGGAGTTCGCCATCGCTGATCGTGAATTCGTAGGGTTCGCCGATCCCGCCGGTCGCCGTGAACGTCTGCTCGTACCGCTCGCCGCGGACGCCAGGCGGGAGCGTCGGATCGTCCGGATGCACGATGATCGCGTCAGGCTCGACAACCGTGAGCGAGTACGAGATCACGCCGGGACAATCGTCGGAGTCCGTCGCGCGGATCGTGAACGTGTAGACGCCCGCGACGGTCGCGGCGCCCTCGAGCACGCCGGCGCCGTCGAGCGTGATCCCGTCGGGGAGTTCCTCGCCGTCGGGGAGATCCCACACGTACGGCGCGGCGCCGTCGCTCGCGGTGAGCGGGATCGAGATCGGTTCGCCGACGAACACGTCATCGAGCGGCGACGTCGGCGTGATGGTGATCAGGGAACAGCCGACGCCGCCCGGTCCCGCCGGAGGCCCGACGAACGCGATCGTCTGGACGATGTCGACGAACACGTGAGTCGCTTCCGCCGTGGTGATATCGACGGTGTAGGTATAGACGCCGATCGTCGTCGGCGTGCCGACCATCCACGCGCGCGACTGCGTAGCGATCTGACAGAAAAACGGTTCCAGCCCGGGCGGCGGCGTGCCCGCGGACACGACCGCGGCGACGACCACGCCGAACGGTCCGAAGTTGTTGGAGTAGATATTGAACGACGTCGGCGTCGTACTGTCGCACGGAAACGACGCGTCGACCCGCTCCGTGATCCCGAGTCGCGAGGTGTGGAGAATCGGCGGCATGGGTGATCCTATCGACTCCGGATTCCGACCCGCTCGAGTTCGTTCGGCAGGTGCCGTACCTGATTGCGCGCGACGACGCGCCCGTCGAGTTCGGTAACGTTCGTGATCTCGATGGGCCGCGATGCGAGCTTGTTCAGACCGAACGAGCGCCCCTCGCCGGAGAACGCGAAATCCTCATCGCCTTTCGAGTAGAACAGCGTCGGCCGGAGCACGCGCCCGGATCCGCCCTTCGCCATCGGCACGCGGGGAACCGCGGAGTCCTCGCCGCCGGAGTTGTCGCCCTCCGTGCCGTCGGGCCAGTCGCCGGTTTTACGCCCCTCAAATTCGATTGTCTTTTTGCCTGGGATCTTGTCGAGCGCCGCGGGAACGCCGCCGAGCGCGCGCGTGAGTTCCTTGATCGCCGAGACGACGGATTGGAACCCCTCCGTCATCGTTTGCGCGAACGTGATCCCGCTGCCCTCGAGATCGGTGATCTTGTTCCCGTTCTCGTCGGTGAGCGTGCCGAGCTCGATCATCTTTTCGAGGAGCGGCCGCATCGCGGGCGGGATCTCCGTGCCGGTGCGGATCGCGTCCTGAATGTACGCGTTCACGCTGTCGCTCATCTTCGTCGTGATGACATCGACCGACACGCCGGCGCGAGAGAGATCGGCGAAGTCTTGGATCAGTTGCTTCGCGACTTCGTCGAGGCGCGCCTGATTGACGGCGACTCCGGCCTCCGTCCATGCGATCCCGTACTTCTCGAGCACGCCCGGGAGCCGCTGTAACCAATTGTCCTGATCGGCCAGGGCGGCGTTGATCGCCTCGATGGCTTTGGCCGCCGCTTTCGTGTCGCCCTTCGCGACCTTTTGCGTGAGATCGATCCATAGCTGCTCGCCGCCCGCGACCTTGAGGAGCTTCGCGTGGAGCTCATCGAACCCGGAACCCGCGGCGGCCGTGTCGAACGACTGCGCGAATTTCACGACGGCATCGCGGCCGGCGTTCAGGTTCCGGATTAGACCGACCAGGGCGCCCGCCACGGCGCCGATCGCCACGCCGTAGGGCCCGAATGCGGCGCCGGCTTTCGCGCCCGCGACGGCGCCGTGTAGGGCGCCGACGGCCTTCCCGGTTTTCTCGCTCGTCGCCGCCCAAACGTCCATCGCGCCGGCGGCGACCGTGGCGCCCGTCGCGACGGCGGCGGCCGCCTTTTGCGCGCCCGTGGCGCTGCTCGAGAACAGCGGAGCGGCGACTCCGGCGGAGTTGCCCCATTGCTTTGTCGAGGCCGCGGCGACGTCGATCGCTTTGCTGACCGAGGACAGACCGGAGATCGCGGCGCCCATCGCGCCGCCGGACCCGAACGAGTTCCCCAGGATCCCCGCGGCCTGGGACAGCACCGATCCCCAATTGACGATCTTCCCGCTCGACTTCTCAATCGCGTCGTTCATGCGCTCGAAAGCGGCCTGGATCTCCGCGGCGGAGTACAGACCGGAGTCGCGCATTTGCTCATAGTCGCGAGTCGCCGCGTCGGCGTTCGCGGCGAGCTCCTCGCGGGTGAGTACGCCCTGGGCCCTCATCCGCTGCTCGATCGTCGAGAACGTGCCCGTCGCGACGTCGAGTTGATTCTTGTAGTACGCCTTGATCGCCGCGAGATCCCGCTGGTAGATCGGGCCGCGCTGCTCGCTCGCCGCGTTGAGCGCGTCGATCTCCGCGTCCCGCTCGCGCTCGATGGTGACGATCCGCAGTTCGGCGCCGGAGCGTCCGAGATCCGCGAGCCGCTGCTCGTACGACTGGGCCTGCTGGAGCTGATCGACAATCGCTTTCGAGGACGCGTCGGCGATCTTCCGCTGGCCCTCCTGCCAGTTGTCGACGGTGGCCGTAACGAATTTCTTCGATACGTCGAGCATCTTCGCGTGTGCGTCGGCCCACACCTCCGCGATCTGCTCGCCGTTTTTGAGTCCGTCGAGGTACCGCTGCACGGCCTCCGCGGAGATCCCGAGCGCCTTCGCCGTCGTCGACGCCGAGATCCCGAGCTTCTCGTTTGCGACGGCGGTCGCCTCCTGGGCGGCGGTGAGCGGGATCGCTGCGCGCCGGATGTCCTCGAGCGCGTCGGCCTGGGCTTTCGCGGCGCCGGTTGCCTTCTCATGGATCGGCGGGAGCGCGCCGACAGCCGTCGCGGTTTTCTTCGCGGCGACCGTCGTCTGATCCATCCCCTTTGCGACGTTGCCGTACCAGATCGCGTTTTCCTTGAGCGAGTCGACGAGCTTCTGATCGATCCCGATCTTGCTCGCGCCGGGGAGTTTCGCCGCGAGCGCCGCCAGGCCGGCGGCGTTCTCGTACAGGCGTTGCACCATCCGGTACGCTTCCGCGACGAGCTTGTCGAAAAACCCGCGGGCGTAGTTGTAGGACTCCGCGGCCCACACCTTGAGCGTCGATCCGAACCTGGCGATCGCATCGCCGGCGGAGTCGAGCGCGAGGACCGTCTCCTCGCTCATCACGGGCGCCGCGGCGCCGAGTTCCTTGAAATTGGAAACGAGCGTCGGGAGGATTTCCGTTCCGGCTTTGCCGAACACCTGTACCGCGCGTTGCGCGCGGAGCGTCGGGTTCTCGATCTTCCCTATGGCGTCGGCGACTTCGGCGAGCGCGTCGTACGGAGATTCGTCGCGGATCTTTTTGAAGTTGAGGCCGAGCGCCTCGATCCCCGCTTTCGCTTTGCCGTCGGCGAGCCGGACCTGTAGCTTGCTGATCGAGCCGGCGAGATCGTCTATGGAGTTGCCGGATTGCTCCGCGATGTACTGGAGCCGCTGAACGTCATCGGTCGCGAGGCCGGTTCGATCGTGAACCTTCACGATGTTATCGGCCATGTCGAGGATCGACTTGCCGAACGCGACGACGGCGCCGACGGACAGACCGACGCCGAACGTCCCGAGGAGCCCGTTCACCTGGGACAGCGGGCCGGCGAGTCCCTTCACGGACTCGCCGACCTTCTGTACTTTTTTCGGGACGTCCGCGAGTCCGGCGTCGAGTTTCTTATCGTCCGTCGAGAGCTCGAGGACGGCGCGCCCGAGGGCGGCGTCTGCCATGGCGTTACCCCTTCCGCTTGACTACGCGGCGAACCGGGAGGCGCGCGAACACCTCATCGGAGAACATCCGCGGTTGACGTGTCGGCGATCCCGCCGGTTGCGCCGGCGCCGGCGCCGCATCCCCGCGCCGGATCCGTTCCCACTCGTCGGAGATCGCGCGCGGGTTGGCCAGGGCGCCGGTACCCACGGCGATCACTTTCGATCCGAGGATCGCCTCCTCCGCCTGGAGCCGCGGGAGCCATCGAAGGCACGCCTCGACTATCCCCGTCGGCGTTTGCGCGATCCACGTTTGAGGAGTCCCGCCGTAGAAGCGTAGGAGCCGGGGGATTGCTTCGTCCCACTCGAGCGGAGCGCGGCCTGATCCGTCGCGATCGCCCTCGCCGCCATGATCAGCGTCGGCGTCAAGAGCTCCGTGAAAACCTTGAACACCATCACGCGTTGCACGTCCGACAGTTTCGCCAGGACGGCGGGCGGCGCGTCGAGCGCGATCTTCGCGACTTCCTTGAGCCGGACGGCGAGCTCGCGGTTCTCATCCTTCGTGAGCGACCGGGCGCGCGTCATCAGTTCCGACGTCCGGATCGAGAGTCGCTCGAGGCTTTTGAAATCCTGCAAGGTAAGATCGCGCGCGGTGCGGAGCGGGTACGCGATGCCGTCGATCCGTACGACGGGACGATCGGTTTCAGTTGTGAGATCGAGAATTTGCTTGTCGGCCATGGATTCCTCCTACGCCTTCCGATTGGTTGATGACGGCGATCCCCAGGCGAGCGGCCTCGCGCTCGAGCTCCGTGAGCGTTGCGGCCGCGGCGCCCAGGGCCTCGCGGGTTGTGCGGATCGTTGCCTTGAGACGAGCGACGTCGGCCCGGGCCGCGGAGATCTTCGCGAGGAGCTCCGGTACCGACGTCGCCATGGTGTTACGACGCGTCGGCGGTCTGCACGACGATCCGACCGAAGTACTCCGACGGATCCGCGGCGCCGGGATCGACGAGCGCGGTCCACTCGATCGCGAGCATCGCCGGCTTGTCCTTCGTGTAAACCGGCTTCGGTTCGCCGGTCTGCGCGGCGCGCGGACACTCGTACTGCATGACGCCGTCCTCCATCTCCGGCGACGGGCCCCGGAGGAGCACGGCGCGGGTGTCGACGACGAACCCGCGCGAGAGTCCGATCTTCTTCGTGCCAGGGACGCCGGCGCCGGCGGGCGTCGTCGTGACGGTGTTCCCGTTGAGCGCGAACGAGTACTGTTCGGGCGTGACGTCGACGAGCAAAAGACCCATCTTGAGATCCTCGCTCGACCGGAACACCTTACGGGATCCGGCATCGCCGAGCGAGCGCCAGAACGCCATCGACTGCGAGTGCTCGACGTTGATCCCCGCTTCGTCGTAGTTCAGCGGACCCGCCGATCCGACCAGTGTCCAGTCGCTCGAGTCCGGATCCTGATCGACTTCGGGGAACGCGGTCCCGACGGGCGCGACGTACATCGTAAACGGCGCGGCGATTACCTCGAGCGGTGCGGAATTCCTCATGACGTGAGCTCCTCCAATTGATTGCCTACGCGGCGGCCGCCGTGCCCTCGATTGAGAGAACGAAACGGAATTCAGATTTCAGGTTCTTCGCGAGTTGCTCCTGAGCGCGAGCCAGGCCGACGGCCTCGTTCTTTTGGAACACGTGCGCGATCGACGGGCCGAACAGTTCGCGGATCGGCGTCCGCTTCCGCCCGCGGGTTTCCGTGCTCCCCTTCGCCGCCCGGGTGAACACGCCGCGGTGTCCGCTGCTCATCTTCGCGATGAACGCGTTCGGGTACCGCGAGCGGCCGCCTCCGAGTTTCGCCGTCACGCCGCGGCCGCGGCCTCGTGACGGTTCCGGTCCCTTCGCCCCGAAATCGATCAGCGGGATCCGCTTCGCGCTCGCGTAGATCCTGGCGCGGTGGAGCGACGGCGTCGCCTCCTGTATGCGGACCTTGTCGCGGAGATCCCCGATCTTCACTTTCAGATCCGACGAGATCACGCGGAGCATGACCGTTTGCGCCGACGCGATCGAGCGGTTCAACGCCCGGGCGATCGCGACTGGCGCTTTCGCGCGGAGCTTCGCGACGGCGGCGGGCGAGTCGGTGCGGAATTGGATCGCGAGCACCTTACGTGTCCTCCTCGACGCCGATCGTCGGGTTGCCCCATGGCTCGACGTACGAACAGACATAGATCACGCCCAGGCCGATCGTCGGGGAACCTGGCGGGCGCTCGACGACCCGCGTCGCGCCTCGCGTCATGTCGCCCTTGAGGAGCGAGCCGAGCGTCCGATCCGGAACCTCGACGGCGATCTTCACGGCGCCCAGGAGCACCTCGAGCGCCGTCCATGCGTCCTCGACGGAGGCTTTCCCGATCGCCTGGATCTCGACCGGGAGTTTCGTCCACTGGTACCCGGATTCCGTCGGGAGATCATCACGCGGGACGATGGCGATCGCGTCATCGGGATCCGCGCTCGAGAGTTCCGGCGCGGCGCCGATGTAGATCTTGAGGCCGGCATCCGTGGTGAACCCGTTCGCCTTCGTGATGACCGACAGGAGTTGACCCAGGCGGAGGAGGATCAGGAGTCGGCGCGTCGTCGTGATCATGTCTCCTCATCCTCGAGCGGCGCCAGGACAAGCCGGAGCCGCGTGTGATCGGGTTCGATGGCGTCGAACCCGTCGACCGTCCATCGGAGCACCTCGCCAGGCGAGGGCGGCGGGACGATCAGATCTGCCCACATTGGCGAGGCCGGCGCGTGCACGATCGAACCGTGCGGGACGTCGAGGAGCGGAACGGCCAGGATGTACGAACGTTCGCGACGGCGGAGCTCGAGGACGCCCGGAACGTTCTCCGTGTCGGGCGTTACCCAAATTCCGCGCGTCGCGATGGTGTCGAACACGCCAGGCGGATCCGACTCGATGGTCGCGTCGACTCCGTGCGCGGAGAAATTCAGGTTCCGAACGAGCGCACGGAGCGACGAGAGATCCATCGGGCGATCCCCCGATTACGTTCCGTCGTGCGCGCGGCCGACGCCGTCGAGCCGAACGGTTCCGGTCGTTTCGCCGGCGCCCGCGCCGACGGCGACCGTGGCGACGCCGATCTGGAGGTTGCCCGACGACACGGTCGTCATGAGCTTCGCGCCCTCATCCCAGAAGATCGCGGCGCCCTCCGCCCAGGCCTGCGATCCCGGCTTGGCGTGCGTCACGACGCCCTCGCACAAGCCATTGAACCGCACGCCGACCGCGGCCGTGATCGTCGCGATACAGAAAAACTGACCGATCTGGACGCCGACGCCGGACGTCACGCCGCCCGACGGCGCCGTGAATTCGACCGACTCCCCGGGCTGAACGAAATTCTTCATCGCCTGATCTCCTGAACGTTTGATCGACCGAGAGAGAAAACGACGGCGTCGGCGAGTCCTGCCGACGCCGCGCGCCGGCTACGAGTGTTCGTGACCGACGTTCTTGTAGAGTCCGCGCCAGTCGAGCACCTTGGCCGCGAAATCCTCGCGACACTTGATCTCGATGCCGTCGACGTCGAACCCGATCCGCGTCTCGATCTGCGGCCCTTCCTCGCCCTCGAGGAACCCGTACTCGATGATGTCGATCTGCGCGGGATCCGCGGCGAGGTACCACGCGAGCGGTTCCTCATCGAGCCGCGGTTCCGCGACGACCGTGAGCTTGCCGGAGAACGGGTTCACCTGGGTGAACGTGTTCGGCGTGATCGGGACGACGATCGAGTCGCCGCGGGTTTCGAGCGCGGTCCCGACGAGGAGGTACTTCGGCGCGATGTTCAGCCGCTCGCCGTCGAGCGAAACCTGCTGGCGCATCGCCGCGCGCGCATCGCCGAGCGAATCGACGTCGATCTCCGCGCCGGTCGCGTCGAGGTTCAGGTGAGCCGCCGAGAACAGGGCGTTTCCGTCGCCCATCACGGGATTGCTCGTGATCTGATCCCACACGAGATCGCTTTCGAGCGTCCGCGCCGCACGGCCGAACATCGTCGGGACGCGCCCGAACGCGTCGGCGTCGTCGTTCACGAGCGCCTTGCGCGTGATGGCGAACACGCGGCCGTACGTCACGAGTTGAAACTGCTCGCGCGCCTCGCCGATGGTGCCCCGCTTGAATTCGCCGTGTTCCTTGACCTCGAGCAACGCCGGCGCGTCTCCCATCTGCGTACGGTAGACCGGCTTGAAATCGGGGAGGTTGACCTGGCGCGCGATCGTCTTGAACGTCTGCGGCGCCTCGTCGTAGGCACGGCGGATCGTCTTGTTCGCGACGTCGGCCAGGAGGAACGCGAAATCGCTCGTCGTGTGGTAGCCGTGGCCGCCACGCTGATCGAGTCCGAGCGCCGCCGCGGCGAGCTCCATCTTCGACATGCCGGACGTTCGCACGCCGGCGGCGTGGAGATACGCCCGCGCCGTGTCGAGGAGCGTGAGGCCGCGGTACGGCCGGTGCTGATCCTCGAGCTTGAAGAACGACGGCGCGACGCGGTGACAGAGGGCGCCCATGATCGACGTTCGCACGTGAACGAGCGGATCCTCGCCGAGCGCGATCGAGGGCCCGGGCTGCGGGCCGCGCGTCTGCTCGTTCCGCGCCTGGAGCTCGACGAACACGAGCCGCGATACCTCCTCGAGCGCCGTCCCGCGCGCGATGTGATCGTCGGCGAACGTGGCCGGCATCCGCCCGCCGCGGGCGGCGGTGATGATGCCCTGGACGCGAGCGGTTTCGTTTGCGCGAGCGGCGTCGGCGGCCGTCGGTTCCGCCGCGGGCGCCGCTGCGGGCCGGGCGCCAGGCGCGCCGTCGGTGAGACGGAGCGCGACGACGGCGGGATCTTCGGCGACGGTGGACGGGCGAGCGGGATCAGCCACGGTACTCTCCTTGCGGATGATGAGACAGGAATTCGTCGCGATCTCGTGATTGCGAACGCGAGCGCCGACGTCGGCCGGCATCGGGACCATTGACACCTCGTACGGTTCCCAATCGACGGCCGTACGAACGGGGATCGCGCCGGTCGCGTCCTCCTCGAATTTGTGAACGCGATATCCGACGCTGACGTTCTGGATGATCCGATCCTTCACGTCCTGCCAGATCCCCGCGACGGCCTCGCGTGCGGAGAACCGGACGCGAACGATCGCGTCGGTGCCGTCGATCCGGAATGAACCGGCGACGACCGTCCCGATCTGATCGGTGATCGACCACGCGGAATGCGCGTCGAGGAGCGGCGCCGTGTTCAGGCGTCCGACGCGGATCGCCTTTTTCGAGATCTCGAGCGCCTCGAGATACCGCGTGTCCTTCATCCAGTCGTACCGCTCGACTGGCGCGCCGGTCGAGAACGTGAGCTCGACGGAGCGATCCGCCTCGTTCACGGTTTCAACGTTGGCACGGGCGAGGAGTGAGAGCGGAGGAACGTCGATCGTTTGGCCGGTTGCCGCTCGCGACATGATGCGACAGGATGCCGGAGGGGCCGCGGCGGCGTCTAGTGACTACCGCCGCGAACGATCACGAAAAGCCAGTCACTCGACCGGCTTTCCGTACGAGCGCGCATCGCGGATCCGGATGCGAAGATCTCCGCCCGGGAGCCGGTAGGCGCGGAGGGCGCCCTTCCGGATGTCGCGGTAGATCGTTTGCACGTTCACGCCCCATCGAGACGCGAGCCACGCCGGCGAGACGGCGGCCTCGAGCGACGGCGCCCCTCGACGGTGCGGACGATCATCCGGCCACTGAACGATCCGGTCGTCGCCCATGACGTTACGTGTCCTCCCCGTCGCCCTCCGCCGCGGGTTCCGACGGCGCCGCCGGTTCCGCGGGCGCCGCGGGCGTAGCCGGCGCCGCGGGCGTGATCGCGCTTTGCGCCATGCCCGCCTGAGTCATCCGACGCGGATCGCTGTCGAGCACGACGCCGGCCTTGTCGAGGAGCGCGTTCCACGCCTTCATTTCCCCGATCACTTTGACCGGGTTCAATCCGCGGGCGCGGAGCTCCTCCTGCATCGTCGTGATCCCTGCGCGCACGTTCCGGAGGATCGCGAGGCCCTCGCTCGCCGGATCGATGAACGCGAGCGGCGGCGGCGTCCACTCGACGTCGGGAACCTCCGCCGACGGGAGGAGTCCGGCGATCGCGGCCGCCGTCATCGCCCACTCCCAGGCCGGATCACAGAACCCAGGGATCAGGAGACGCCATCGGTTGTCGTCGACGTCGGGTTGATGCGCGATCCGCTCCATCCTGGCGGCCGAGAACGAGAGATCGCGGAAATCCCCGGTCATGCTCGAGAACAGAACCCGGAGCCCGCTCGCGAGTCCGCGGAGCTTTCGATCCATGTACTCGCCGAAATCGTTCACGCGCGGAGGCTCGACGACGGAGATCTGACGACCGGCCGGGAGGTTCTGCACCATTCCGGGCGTGAGCGTGTCGATCGCCGGCGTCGGGACGTCGTTCGGTTCGCCGAGCGGCGCGCCGCCGCCGTCGAGATCGTCGCGCACGAACACGGCCAGGCACGCCGCGATCTTTTGCTTCACGAGCGTCGCGTCGTCGTAGTCGTCGAGATCCTTCCACGCGAGGAGCGAGGGCGCGTACCACGAGACGGCGCGCACCTGGCCGGGACGTTCGCCGCGGAATATGTGACGCACGCCCTCCGCCGGGATCCGAACCGACGGCGCGTACGATCCGCGGATGCTGCCCGGGTGTTCCTTGAACAGCCAGTACGCGACCCGCTCGCCAATCGGGGAAAACTCGATCCCTTGAACGATCTGCCCGCCGTTCGGCGTCGTGATCTGATCCTTCGTCGTGTCGAGGTGATCGATCTCGAGGACTTGCAATTGCACGGGGATCGGGAGTCCGTCGGACGGGAGCCGGAACCGCCGACGAACGAGCACCTCGCCATCCTGCGCGGTCGCACGGAGGACGAGCTTTTGCAGTCCGTAGATATCGTGAACGCCGTTCGCGTCGCACGCCTTCGACTCCGCCCACTTCCGCCAGAGTTTCATCGCCCGGGCGTTCGGCGACTCCGCCACGATCCCCCAACCGATCGCCTCGTTCACGATCGACGCGAGCGACGCGGCGGCGTACGGATTGTTGCGAATGAGATCGCGGACGGCGTTCCGGAGGTTCGCCGCCGCGGGACCGACGGCGGCGTTCGCATCGGTCCCAGGCTTGCGCCAATTCTGCGTCCGCGCCGTCGTCGCGGCGCCCTCGTAATGTCGCTTGAGAATCTCGCCGGCGTAGCGGGCGCGCTGCCGGTTCAGCGTCCATCGCGGCGCGATCGGCGCGGTGATCGTGTCGAGGTGATCGCCGAACGTGCGGCGCCGCCGAGCGGGTTCGGGATCGATTCTATCGAGTCTCATTCGTTGCCCCTTCCGGAACGATCGGGATCCGCCGCGTCGGCGTCGGTTCAGGCCCTCGACATGGACAGCGTTTGGCCTTTGGCACGCTGGCCGGGAGTTCGTCGCCGTGTGCGCGGCGCCAATGGTAGACGTACAGACTATCGACGACGTAGACCCTGAGGCCTGCGCGCGCGACGGCGAAGTGCATCATGTGATCGACACAGAGCATTCCGTCGACGAACCCGCCGACGCGTTCCCAGGTTCGCCTCGACAGCACCATGAGCACGCCGCCGAGGCCCTTCGTGTCGGTGACGTCGAGGAGCGTCCGGCGCTCGAGGCGCGCGGCGCCGAGCTTCCGGTGATACGCCATGTCGTGATTGTTCAGATCGGACTCCGCGGCGCGCTGCCACGGCGACGCGATCCGGTTCGTCGTCGCCGTGAGTAGTCCGACGTCGGGCCGGTGCTCGATCACTTCGGTGATCTGCCGGTACCATTCCCGCGTCGTCGGCATCGCGTCGTGATCGAACAGAACCGCCCAGGCGTCCGGCGGGAGGAGCGCCATCGCGTGATTGTAGGCGCGCCCCAGGTTTGCCTCGAGATCGAACGGAACGAACGTCACGAGCTCTATCGCCATTCGCTGATCCATGGATAGTGCTCGCCCTGCTCGAGCACGTAGAGATCATCACTCCCCAGGACGACGATCCGCGCGCCTGGCGGGAGCTTCGGATTCCCAGGCCCTACGCCGCGGCGCTCGAGCCGTTCGTATCCCGCGCCGAAGAACGTCACGAACCCGTCGGCCTCCGTCCACACGCCGGGCCGGAGCTTCGTCGTCGATTGCCCCAAGTAGAAATTGAGCATCGCCTGATCGCTGCCGACGCCGCGCGGCGAGGCGCGCCTGGCGTAGCCGGCGGGATCCTTGTCGAACGCCCGCCACAGCGGATCGAGGACGCCGGCGTTCATCAGGATCACGGAGCCGGAGAACACGCCCGCGTACCCGACGCGCCAGCACACGAGCGGATCCGGACGGTCGACGACCGGCGTGAGATCGTCGGTGATCACGACGTCGAGATCGAGCGCGAGGATCCGCTCGCCGATCCCGCGGGCCCACGTCGCATCGAACGCCCGCATACGGCGACGGCATCGCGGCGAGTCGGAGTGTCGACCAGGGAGCGGGATCGTCTCGACGTCGGAGTCGATCCCCGCGGCGTCATCCGTGACGCACACGACGCGGTGCTCGAGCGCGAGCCGGCGCGCGAGCATCGAGCGGAGCGTGTTCACGTGACGGGCGGAAAACTTCGCGCCCCACTTCCACGTTAGGACCGTTAGCATTCCTCGTACTCCCGTTGATCGTGGAGAAAGAACGCCGAGCTCCGCGGGTGCGTGAGTTGCGAGGTGTAGCACGCGAGCGCGCGGATCTTCCGCTCGATCGCCGCGGGCGTCGGCGGCGGAACCTCGCGGCCCTCGCGGACCCGCTCCTCGCCCTGATACGTCTGGTACCTCCGGACGTCGGCGCCGAACACCTCGAGCGCCGCGGCGGCGACGGCCACGTGATCCGCGTGCGATGCGTTCGCCGACGGCGCCCACACTTCCGACGGCGCGCCGTGCGCCTCGACGAGCTCGCGCATCCGCGCCGCGAGATCGCCGCCCTGCCATTGCACGACGGGCCCGGCGCCCAGGATGGCGGCCGCCTGGCGCGACTCCTCCGCCCGGTGGTACGTGTCGCCGTAGTCGCGCACGGACGGAAAACAGATCACGATCCGCGGGCGGGCGCGTTGCAGGGTGAACGCCGCGAATAGCGTCTCGTCGTCGGCGTGCGGCGCGAATAGGATCGCGTTCCGCTTGACGCCCTCGACGAAAAAGACATCAGGCGGATCGCCGTGGAACCGTTGCCGGAGCGAGCCGTCGCGGAACCGCGTCTCCTCCGGCGTGACATCGGCGACGTCGAACGCCGCGGCCGCCAGGTGCTCGCGGACGAACGCCGGCGTCGTGAGCGTGATCGCCGGTTGCGATCCCTTCCATCCGCCGAACGATCGGGATCGCCGGTCGTCGGTCGCGTCCTCCGTGATCCGAACCACGCCGCCAGGCTCGAGCACGCGGGCGAGCTCATCGACGAACGTCGGCCAGGCGGGCGCCGCGAGGTACATGAGCGCGTGCGAGATCGTGATCCCCGCGACGGTCCCGTTCGCGAATTCGCCGAGGCCGTGTTCAAACTTCCAACCGAGCGCCTTGTCGAGATTCACGAACCCGTCGAGCGGGTGCCAGGAGCGATCCGCCGGGTTGCCGCATCCGAGATTGAGCCGGAGCGGCGAGCGGATCCCGTGATGCGCCAGGCGCGCCGACTTCGGGAGCCGCGAGCGCCCGGTGATCCCGTGTCGATAGGTCGCGAGCACCTCCGGAACGTACCGGCATCGCGCCGCCTCCGCGATCGCGATCCAGAAATACCAGTCCTCCGGAACCTTTGCATCATCGAACCGGAGCGCGCCGATCGTTGACCGTCGCACGAGCGGCGACATGATCGGGATCACGTTCCCGTTTCGGAGGATCGGCGCGATCCATCCGCCGAGATCGAGCCGGTCGTATCGGTATTGCGCCGACGCGTTGATCGTTCGGTGCTTGGCGGCGTCCCTGATCTCGACGTCGCACAGAACCCAACCGACCGTCGCATCGAACGCCCGGAGTTGCGTCTCGAGCTTCTCCGGCGCGATGACGTCGTCGGCGTCGAGGAACATCACGAACGCCCCGCGCGCCATCTCGATCCCGAGGTTCCGCGCCGCGGAGGGCCCGCTTTGCTGCTGACGGATCGAGCGGACCCGCGTGTCCGTGTAGCCGGCGAGCGCGTCGGGCGTCGAGTCGGTCGAGCCGTCATCGATCACGATGACCTCGACGGGAACGGTCTGCTCGAGCACGCTCGCGATCGCCTCGCCGATCACGTGCGCGTGATTGTGCGTCGGGATAATCACGCTCACGAGCGGCGCCGTCATGTCCTGGCCTCTGCTTTCACGCTGGCCTCGACGGCGTGCCAGGCGGTGACGATGTTCGCGAGCGCCGGCCGCGAGTGCCCGCGGAGGATCGCCCGCCGGAGATCCGACTTCACGTGAACGATCCGCGTGACGTCGGGATCGAACCGGCGCCAATTGGAGTCCTCGCAATTCCAGATCACGCCGTCGAGCCGCTCGACCTGGCATCCGTGGCCGGCGCGCTCGAGCATGAACCCGAGCGCCGCCTGATTGATCCCCGCGTACCGATTGCGCCAGGGCCGGAGCGCGTTCGCATCGCCGAGGAAACTCCGGTTCACGGCGGCCCATTGCTCGAGGAACCCGCGCGAGCGATCCGACACGTTCACGAACACGACGCCGGCGTTCAGCGGGAGCCGATCCGCCGCGGTCGTGTACGCGAGATCAAACGAGCGATCCCACGCGTCATCGAGTGACCCGGTGATCATCGTGTCGGCGTCGATGAGGAGCACGCGGTCGCCGTCGGCGGCGCTCGCGATCACGTCGCGCCAGTGATCGAGCTTCGCGGAATTGTTCTCATGAGCGGGAACGCCGAGCGTTGAGCGGTAGCCGGTCGCGGGCGGAACGTGTCGGACGTCGAGGCGCCAGGCCGGCGCGTGACGTCGCGCCGAATACTCGAGGACGTTCGCCAGGCGGCGGAAATCGTCGCCCGCGGCGCCGGATCCGAAGTAGACGGCGGCGAGGAGCGGCGCGGCCATGGGCGGGCGCGAACCCTTCTAAACGCCTTTGCTCGTGACGGCCACACGGTACGCGCGACGGGTGCCCGCGGTCGTCGCGGCGTCGGTTTCCATGATGGCGAGGAGCTCGATCATTTCCTTGAGCGAGTTGAACACAACCGTCTGATCGCCGAATGACATCGACCGGGCGCCGCGGCCGTCGGCGATTGCGCGGCGTAGGTTGTCGGCGTCGGTCTGTGTCCACGGCATGAGGTTTGATCGGGAGGATAGCACGGCGGGCGATCCGGCGGAAACGGTCGAGGCGCCTGGCGTGCCCCAGGAACGGCGCCGTCGGCGGGAGGGCCAGACGGGCGGGCGGGCGTCCTGGCGCCTACAGGCGGCGCGCCTGGCGCGGCGGCGAGCCGGTTTCGAGGAGCTCGACGTCGGCGCCCGTGTTCCACGTGGAACACTTTTGTAATCCCGCCCGGGTTGCTCCACTCCGCTCCACTACGACCGAGGCTTGAGCCAGCCGGGACGCGACGGAACCCAGGCGGGCGGCGCCGGTTTCCTGGGCGCCGCGGGCGTCGGCGGCGCGGCGGGCGCCGGACGCGGGCGGAGTCCCGGGCGGAGCGGCGCCGGCGCGGCGGGTGGCGTCGAGCTCGACGTCGCCGCCTCCTGGGCGGGCGCCGGCGGCGTGCCAGGGCGGCGCGCTCGAGCGTCGGCGGCGGCGTCCGCGGCGGCGGCGGCGGGCGTTTGGTGGAGTCCCAGGAATTTCTCGCGGGCGTCCCAATCGCGGTCGTTCATCCGGTCGAGGCCGGCGAGCGCGGCGGCGGCGCGCGCGTAGACGCGACAGTCGAGCGCGTGATTCTGGCGACCGGCGAGGACCGACCACTCGAGCCGGATGTACCCGCGGCGGGTTTTCGTCGCCGTGAGTTGCTCCGCGGTGATCTGTTTGAACCACTCCTCGCCGTACTCCGGATATCGAACGTAGCCGGCGGGATCCGGTTTGTTCGGTTCACGCTCGAGACGAAGGAACCCGTAGAATTCCGTTTTCGCGATCGAGGTGCTGACCGGCCAGACGCGCCCGCCTCGCTTCCGTTTCTTCCCGCTGATCATGACTTCGACCGGCTTCGGTGATCCGATGATCGCGCCGCCGTACTCGAAACCCTTCACGGCGATCACTTGCGTCGAGTGCGGGCGCCGGACCCACGCGTGAACGGGTTGATCCTGATACCCGGAGTCGATCGCGAGCAATCGGATCGGCATCTCGATCCCGCTTTCGTGCGGGAACAATCGCGCCGTCAGTTTTTCGAGTTCGCCCCACGGACCCCGTTCCATGTCGGCGGGATCGCCGGGGATCTCGCCCGCGTCGATCGACCATGAGGATTTCCCGCGGCCCCATCCGACGACCTCGTATACGAGCCGTTCCTTCTGCACGTCGACGCCGCACGTGAGTACGAGCGCGCCGCGGGGAACGGTCCCGATCGCGTACGTGTCGCGCCGGTTGTAGAGCGATTCCCATTCAGGCGCCTCGCCCTTCGACGTCCACACCTGGCCCAAGATCGTATTGATGAAAACGCGGAGCTTCTCCGGATCCTTTTCGCTCGCGACGAAATCGACGGCGATCTCGCCCCAGGAGATCCAACCGACCGGCGCGTACAGGGCGTTGAGGTGATAGCTCCGGATCTTCCCGCCGCCGCGGCCCGGGTGTGTCGCGCGCCATTCGCCCGCGGCGAGCATTGCCGTTTTTTGATGATTGCGGATGTACCCGCCGCATCCCGCACACTCGTACACGGCGGCGGCCGGCGGGAGTCCGAGCTTCGTCCAGACGATCCGGTCGAACGTGAGTTCCTGAAATTCTGAACAGATCGGACACGGGACGAAGAACCGGCGCGCATCGCCGCGATCGTGCGCGGCCTCGATCGCCGAGCGCCCCGCAATCGACGGCGACGAGATCTTGAGTCGCTTCCGACGGGAGAACGTGCGTTGTCGCACCTCGACGAGCGCGATCGGCGATCCCTCCTCATCGACGTCGATTGGCCAGCCGTCGAGTTCGTCCATGAGCGCGTACTGCGCCGGCATCGACTTCAAACCGTTCGCGGAGTTCGCGCCCGCGATCACGAGGTGCCCGCCGGGGAACGACTTCTCGAGGACGGTGTTCGTCGAGTCGCGGGACTTGACCGGCGCGACCTTCTCCGCGATCGCGGGCGTGTCCGTCGTGAGCGGCCCGACGCGTTGACGGGAGTTCCGTTTCGCCGTGCCGTCCGTCGGCCACACGATGATCACGGGCCCGGGCGCGTGATCGATGATGTAGCCGAGCGCGTTCAGGAGAACCTCCGTCCCGCCGATCTGCGAGGCTTTCATGAACACGGTTTCCTCGACGTCGGACGTCGACGAAAAGTTGTCCATGATCTCGCGGAGGTACGGCGTGCGGTCGGTGCGCCAGGGCCCGGACTCCGCGCTCGACTTCTTCGGGAGCCGTCGCTTCTCGTCGGCCCATTGCGACACGGTGAGCACGCGCTCCGGACGGATGCCGTCGGCCCGCGCCTGGCGGATCACGCGGACGGCGGCGGCGTCGCTCACTCCCCGCTCGCCTCGAGTCGATCCGCACATTCGCCGAGCGCCTCGCGGATGATCGCGTCGAGGCGCCGGCGGAGTTCCGCGGGATCGGTGATCACGGCGAGCTCCTCCGCGTATCGGGCCGACACGTTCAGGAGGGTATCGCGGATCGTGCGGTAGCTTTCAAACGCCTCACGCTTCGCCGCGGGAACACTGAGCGCCAGGCCCTCGCGGAGATCGTTGTCGATCTTGAGGCGCCGATGGCGCTCCATTGCCGTGAGCGTCGACGCCTCGACGAGCGACGAGCGACCGGCATCGACGGCGGGACCGTTGGGAACCCGGGCGGCGTTCGCATCCCACGCGGCGCGCGCGGCGGCGACGTCGGTGATCACTTGGCGGCGCCCGGTGCTCGAGAGTCCGACGCACGAGGGCGGGATCCGTTCGGACGCGATCCCCTTGCGGATGGCCTTCTCGTCGACGTTCCTGTCGCGAGCGAACGCGGCGATCGACATGGGCCCCTCGACGGGCTCCGCGGGTTTCCGCTTGCCTTTGGGTTTGGTCTTGCCGCGGCGTTTGCTCACGCGGCCGCCCGACGTCGGCGCGCCGTCGGGATCTCGTGCGCCTCGAGATACTCGAAAGCGATCCGGGTGACGACCTGATCCGGCGCGCCGCCGTTCGCGTCGAGATAGATCGCGATGAACGCGCGCGCCGTGAGGTTCGGGAACCCCTCGCGCGCGACGTCCGCGATCGTGATCGCGTCGAGCCGCTCGCGCCGGACCTCGACGAACCGGATCGGGCCGCCGATCTTCTCGACGTGCCCGCCCTTCGGGATCCCCTGCGACTTGATCACGGGTTGCACGACGTCGCCGACTTTCGCGAACGTCCAACCGTTTCGGCGCGTCACGGTTTTATCGCGGCGCCGAACCTGGCGCGTCGTGAGCGCGAACGACATATTACGCATCGGGTGATCCGCCGTCCGCGGTCGCGGTGAACGCGCATCCCTCGACGCATCGCCCGCGGGTGTCCTGAGTCAGTCGAGCGGCGGCCGCCTCCTCCGTCTCGCCAGGGCGCCGCCATGGCCGCACGGATCCGCGCTCGCCGCCGCCGTCGCCGCACGCGCCGCACGCCCAGGAGCATCGAATGAACCCGCCGCGGGTTTGCTCGAGCGCGTTCACGAACGGAACCCGATCCCGTCGGTCGCGGCGCCGCGAACCTGGCGAACGAATTCCGCGCCGGCGTCGTTCACGGTGAGATCCGCCGTCAGACGTCCGTCGGCGTGGAGTACGACGTTCCGGATCTTCCCCATGAGCGCGCCGAGTGTGCGATCCGTGGATCGTTCCTTCATCCGTCCGGCGGCCTCGACGGCGAGCGCCGCGAGCATGTCGGCGACCTTGCGGAGATCCTCCGGCGCCGCCATCCTCACGCGCGGCGCCGCGAGCTCGAGGATCGCCTCGCCGAGTTCGTCGTCGGTCATTTCGGTACAGGGTTTCATCGGTTGAACCTTTCGCGTGAGCGGCGCGAGCGTCTCAGGATCGAGGCCCTCGCGACAGCAAATACACCGATCATTTTCCTCGCGTGTTCTGTAGAAATTCGATGAGCCGCTCGCCGGCCCGTGACGCGTGAACGGTACCCGACACGTGACACAGAGAACCTCCGTCATCGACCCGCCGCGATGCTGAGCGCGTGAAACTCCGCCATCGGGTACCGGCGCCATCCGTCGGCGTGATACAGCCACACGGCCAGGACGCCCGCGAACATGAGGAGCTTTGAACACTCGACGCAATCCGGGCCGCCCGACGGCGCGAGCTTGCCGTCGATCGCCTTCACGTGGATCACTTCGACGGATCCGCCGAGCGCGAGATCTACGCCGCTCGCGAGGAGCGCCTGTTCCGCGTGAACCGCCTCGCGCCGACACGTGGCCTTACATCGTTCCGACCCGTCGCAATCGCCGCCGGGTTTCTGATTGAACCCGACGGCGACGAGTTCCCGCGTCTCGTTCTCGCGTCCGCTGAACGCGACGGCGCCGCGTTGACTCCGACACGTCGAGGCGCCCGCGGCGTCGAGCGCAATCGCGACGAAATCATCGAACGTGATCGGCGGCCCGCTCACTCGATGCCCTCGCGTGACTTGAACAGACGGAGATAGTCGCCGAGTTCCCGCGCCAGGGCCTCGAGGCGCGCATCGCTCGCCGCTTCGTCCTCGCCCTCCGCGGCGCCGAGCACGGCGAAGTACATCCCCTGAGCGCCGGCGTAGAACGCCCGTTTCAATTCCTCGAGTTGCACGGGCGGCGCCGCGGTGATCTCGCACGCGGTGAGGTACTCCGACCACTGTTCCCCCACGCCGCCGACGACCGGGAGCGGCGGCGCGAATTCCACGCCGAGACAGATCGGATCGAGCTTCGTGATCGTGCGAACGCCGGCGTCGTCGAGCGTGCTATCGATCACGCGGAACCCGAGGCCGACGTTCCGGATTATGCCGGCCTGGATGCCAGGCGCGAACGCGATCACGGCGGCGCCCTTCTCATCGATCGCCGCGGTGCCGATGACGTCGCGCGCGTCGAACGCTCGCGTCACGGGGATCGGTCCCGCGGCCTTGACGGACCCGGGCGCGTAGATCTCCGCGTGCCTGGCGTCCGCGGGCGGCCCGAACCGAACGACCTGAACCTTGAGGACTCCCGCCGCGGGCGGCGCCGCGGTTTCCCTGGCGCCGACGTGATCGAACGCCTCGACGTTCGGATCCCTGCTGTCACTGTTCATCGTGTCCTCCGCATTCTGGCGTTGCGTTCATCGGCCCGGACGATCGCCTCGCGGGCGTCCTCCGGTTTTTCGAGGTACTCCGCGAGAGTCCAGATCATCGAGTAGGGCGTCGGCGCCTGATCCCACTCGATGTTACGGCCGAGGGCGCGGAGCGCGAGCGCCAGGCGGAGGATCGCCTCCTGATCCTGAATGGCCTCGAGGATCGCGGCCGGCGCCGTCACTTTGCGGAGCGCCTCGAGCACGCGGTCGCGAACCGGACCCGGGCCCCATCCGGCGAGCTCGCGCCCGTCGGCGTCGACGAGCATGAGGCGCGCCGCCTGATTGCCCTGGCCGTTCGTGAACAGTTGCCGAACGAGATCCTCCGCGATGTCATCGAGCGCGAGATCCCGCTCGAGCGCCGCGGCCGCCTCCGCGTTCAGCGTCACGCCCGCCGCGGGCGCGAGCGGATACGCGATCCCGTTGATCGTCTCGATGGTGGAGATCCTCCGCTCGAGATCCTCGACGCGTCGATCATCGGCGGCGAGCGCCTCCTCGATCTCGCGTTGCGTCCGCTCGACGTAGTCGCTCCGCCCGCCGGCGGCGGCGTAGCTCACGAGGTACCGCACGAGCGCCCGACGCGTCGGCGCGTTCACGGTTGCCTCCGCGCCTGGCGCCCGCGATCCGTCTCCTCCGCGGCGCTGCGCTGGATCCGCTCGATCCTCGTGCCCGCGTCCCGCTCGAGTTCCTTGCTCGCGGCGTCGAGCTCCTCGAGCGCGGAGCGAACGGCGGCGTCCCGACTCTCCCCGCTCCCGATCACAAAACTTTCCGTGATGCTGGCGGGATCTCCGACGGCGCCCTCGAGCGAGGCCCACACCTGAACGTCGCCGGGTTTCTCCGTGATGGTGATCCTCACGATCGCCCGCCTTTGAGTTCCGCGATCGCCGCGGCGCCGACGGTGTCCGCGATCGTGGTGAGCACCTTGAGGAGCGCCGTCGCGGCGTCGAGCGTCCGAACCTTTGCGTCGTTCACTTCGTTTTCCGTAGCCATCTGAACCTCCTGATCCGGAGAACCGGATCACAAAAACCGGACCCAAAAACCGATCAAAAACTAGCGGCCGTTTGCGCCTCGCTCGCCCGTTTGAGCGTCACGTTTTAGAAGAACCTCTGCCGTCCCCCCCCCCTGGCCTGGTACATGCCGAGCGCGCGGTGAGCGTCGAGCCGTTGCTCGAGGAGTGCGAGGATCTCAGGACGATCGACAACCGATCCATACACGCGCCGCCACTTCCGGCGGGCCTTGACGGTCGCGCCCGCCAGGGGATCCGCCCGGTACTTCTTGAACGAGTACTCGCGTGATTGTGCTCGCTCCCGCTGTAGGTTGTCGTGATAGACGCGTTTCGATTCCGCGTTCGCCCTGATCCGGCGACAACGATCACACCTGATCCTATTCGCGCCGACGTGCGTCGGACAGTCTCGACAGACACGCGGCGGCGTTGCTGCTCGACGTCGTGCCCTGAGTCGTTCCGCTCGCCGACGTTTGGCCTCTTTCGTTTTACCGTGCTTCTCCTGGCGGCGACGGTTCGCCAGGTGGCGCTCCCGGTTCTCACGCTTCCATCGGTTGCGCTCCTCGCGATCGTGCGCGCGGCGACAGTCATCCCCGCAAAACTTGACCGAGGCCCGGAGCATCGTGGTATCGAATTCGCTATGACAGCGGGAGCACGTGAGCGTGATCGGCGTGGCCGCCTTGATTGCGTTCGATGCGCGAGCCGCACGCGCGCGCGCTTCCGTGAGGGTTTCCCGTCGAGCCATGGCGTTACGCCTGGGACGCCGGCGGTAGCTGGCCGGCGCTCGACGGCGGCGGCGGTAGCTGATTGGCGCGGGCCTCGATGAGATCGTTCGTGCGATTGTTCTCTATGGTCGCGCACACGCGCACGGCGGCGCCGATGAGGCCGACCACGATCCGCGCCTTCTGGTACTGCGTGCCGTTCTTGCCGTCGCCCTCGAGATAGTCGTCGAGCCGTTTCGCGTGCTTGACCGCTCGCGAGACGATGGCATCCGCGAGATCCTCGACGCGTTGCTTCTGTTTGCTCACTACTGCTGATTTCGCCATTGCTTGTCCTTTCGTGCCGAGTTCCGACGGGTGATCGACGGTCGAACCCCTCGACGTCGATTGCTATAGAGCTCGTTCGCGATCCGCCGTGAGCGACGTTCATCCCTGTCGGCGATCCACTCGAGGAGGAACGTCGGTACCGGGAGGGCGCCGCCCAGGCGGAGCGCGAACCATGTGAACCTCACGAGCGCGACTCGTTCATCAGGAGCGCGAACGATCCCGACGTCGGACCCGTGTCCCATATCTCGAGGGCGGCGCCGTACTCCGCCGCGACGCGGTGAATGTGAGGGCGGAGCGGCGGCGACGACACCTTGTAATCCTCCGTCGGGATCAACACGGCGGAACATCGCGCCATGCAGTAGTCGAGGACGACGGGCCGCCGCGGCGTATCGTGCGGCCCGTCGATGAGCGCGAGATCGTAGCGCCTGGCGTCGAGCTCAGGGATCGACAGCGGATCCGCCCAGGTGTAGCGGTGAACGGTAACGACCGGCGCGAATTGCCGTCCCACGCGGGAGCGGTGAACGTCGTACCACTTCGGATCGTCCTCGCACGTGTCGATCTGATCGGCGCCGCCCTCGACGAGCGCGAGCGTCGAGGAACCTGGCCCGAATTCCAGAACGCGCCGCGCGCCCAGGCGGCGAACCGTGTCGAGGACGGCGCGGTAGTCGGTGAACGACCACCAATGTTTTTCGACAGGGTAGAGATCGAACGTGCTCACGTGCTATTCCTCCTCGCTCCCGGGTTTCGCGATCTTCACCTTGACGTCCTCGCCTTCGGGGATCAGGTTGATCTCGATCCCGTGTCGCTTGTACGTCGTTTTCTGGAATTTGTGCATCAGCGGGATCAGGGCCGCCTTTCGTTTGCCCTCCTCGATCGTGAGCTCCATCCGCTCATCGCGCACGCGGGCGTACGCCTTCGCCGCGTCCTCGAGCGGCTTGATCGCGCTGTCCTCCGTGCCGGGGAGATCGACCTGTTCGGGCCTGGGTTTCCTCGTTCTACCGCCGCCGTTCGCCGCCTTTTTCGCCATGCTGTCGTTCTCCTCTGAACCCGGGCAATCATCGCCGACGAGCGCCCCGGGCGGATACGCTGGTCGGTCCTTCGTCATCACGCGACGCCACAGTACGGCGCCGCAATTCTTACAGGCTTGCACGTCGAGCGCGTCCCGTGTCGCGCGATCCTCCGCCCGGTACCACGGGATCACGTGCCCGCGGGCGCTCACGGGAGTTTCGAGTCGCCGCGGGACTCGCCTCCGGTTCCGAGCGCGAGGATCAGAACGACGGCGGCGATCACGATGAGGCCGGCGATCACGCGCTCGCCCGCTGATCGGCCTTGTATTCCTGGCGGCGCTCCGTCCACGCCTTCCAGCATTCGCAACGATCTTTCCTCGTGACGCCGCCGACGAGCACGTCGATCCATCCTGGCGTGAGCGCGCAATGGTCGCAATGAACGAACGGCCCGACGCCCTGTTTCCGGAGCGCGTCGGCGATCCGCTCGAGATCGCGGGAGTAGATCCCGTGTCGCTCGATCACTTCGGAGAATTCGACGATGTCCGGTTTCCGCGTGCGCCACACGGGACGCCCGCGCTCATCGACGGCGGCGTTCTCGCTTTTGTCGTACGCCCGGGCGCCGTGACAGAGCGCGTGATCCATGAGGGCGCGACGGTGCTCGTCGGTGAACCGCTCATCCTTCCATGTCGATTTCCGGAGGAGGATCACGAAATCGAACGGCGCGAGTTCCCGCGCGAGATCGCTCGCTCGAGCGCACGCCGCGAGCTTCACGCGACCGTCGGCGTCCGCTTGCCAGGTGAGATTCCACGCGAGGACGATCCGCGCCTCGCGGAGATCCTCATGGTGCTCGTGAACGATTTCGTCGAGGAGCGAATAGATCGGATGCCCCTCGACGTGATCGCGTTTGATCAGTTCGTACCCGACTCGACGCGCCCGAGTGTTTCCGCTTTTGCCTTTTTTCGCCATGGTGATCTCCTCCTACGTGAACAAGGGCGGCGCGACGGGATCCGCGACGGCCGCCTCCGTGATCGTGATCGTGACGCCCGGTTTTCCGTCGATGGGCGCGTACTGCTTTGCGATGCGCCCCGCGACGACCTGGCCGTCGTCGGCGTAGATTACGCCCGTGAGGGCGTCGAGGACGGGACGAACGAGCTTGTCGAAATCCGGGCGCGTCGTGTGCGCGACGATCGAGCTCCGGATCTTCTGCGGTCGAGCGAGATAGAACACGAGATCGACGACCACGGCGCCCGCCATGAGTTCGCCCTGGACGAGCGGACCCGTTCGGCGCGCCTTGATCGCGGCGTCCATGACGGTTTCCTGCCAGGCTTTCGCGTTCGGGTTGTCGTTCGTGATGAACGCCCGCGGCGCGATCCGCCGCCCGGTTTTTCTGAACCGCTCGTACGCCTCGATCACGTGCCCGAACACGACGAACGCTTTCGCGGATCCCTTCGTTTGCGGATCCCCGTCGACGGTGAACGTGAGCGAGCGAGCGCCGACAGGAGCGACGATCATCGCGCCCGCCGCCAGGTGTTCCGCCGCTCATCTCGAGCGCCGGCGCCGGCGGAGCATCGGGTGATCGCGAGCTCCGCCTGATTGTGGAAATCCTCGACGTCGTAGATCAGCCCGGAACGCGCCGCCCGATCCTTGAGCCGCTCGCGGATCTCGAAACTGTCGACGACCGTCGCGCCGGTTGCCGGATCCCGCGTCATCGGCGCGCCCGCGTCGAACATCGCTCGCACCTCCGACCACACGAGGGCCCGGAGGACGCGAACGTTTTCCACAGGTTTTCCACGTTCCGCCGTGCGGAGCGCGGCGTGATCTTCTCCCCCTACGAGGACGGGATCCGGATCAAGGACGGGATCGCGCGCGCGCGAGCGCCGAGGACTCCGCGTGGAGTCCGAGCGGACACGCGAGTCCTTTTCCTCCCGTTCCTGGCGCTTACGGGCGGCGTCCCTGTCGCGTTTGTCCTTTACATCCTGCGACTTAGGGTTGTGGTGATGGTAGTCATGGATCCGCCAGCCGCCAGGAACCGGATCCCATAATCCGACATCAGCGAAACCCAAAACGAGCGCGATTTCGCCCGGTTTGCGATCGATCTTGAACGACTTTACGACCGATTCCGATAGAAACCCGTCCGTAAGGTGCTTGTTCGCGTAGGCGAGGCCGGCGACGTAGACAGCGAACGCCCGGGCGATTCCGTGCCGGCCGAGGTGCCGACCGGCGTCGAAAAACTTCGGGTGATCCGCGATCCCGTCGTCGAGCTTGACCCACACGTTCAGGCCTCCCCGCGCGTCGTCACGTCGCCCGCCGGCGCCCCTCCCTCCGGCGTCGATACTTCGGCCGCCCCGACTTCCCGCGTTCGCCTGGCGGGACGCCTGGCGCCCTCCGCGGCGGCGTGGAGCGCGGTCGGTGATTTCGCCATCTCGCGGCGCCGCCGGTCGACGGTGCCCTTGCAGACGTCGAGCATTGTCGCGGCCGTGCCGAGATCGGCCGTTTGGAAGAATTCGATCGCCGCGTCGGCGGGATTGCGCTTTCGTGCCATGTTCGGATCTCCTGTCGGGTTGAATTGGTTCACGCGGTCGCGTAGCGGGGAACCTGGCGCCACTCGCGCCCGTCGAGGAGGTTCCCCTTGCTGGTCGGTCTGAGTCCTCCCCATTGTTTGAAGTAGAACGCGACGCCGGCGGCGAGCGCCTGATCGCGTGACGATCGGATCCAGTCCGGATCGGGCGGGCGGAACCCGGGCGAGCTTTCGCCGCCCGCGATGAGCCAGTCGATCCCGTCGAGCGGCCACGTCACGTCGGCGAGCGCCGGTTCGTACGAGATAAACCGGAGCGCCGCGGGAACGCGCCGGAGTTCCTCGAGCCGCCACAAGTAGTCGGGCCCCTCGACCGTCGTTCCGTACCAGACGTGCGCGAGCGGCGCCTCGAGCCAGGCCGCCGGGACCATCCGCCGGATCTCGCGGGCGCGCTTCGTGAGGAGGAGCCAATCGAGCGCGGGCGTTGCCTCGATCAGTTCCCACAGTCGGCGCCGCGAGTCGTCGAGATCCTCGCGCACCTCGAAAACGTCGGCCATCGACGCACAGAACACGCGAGCGCGTTTCCCGTCGCGCACGGCGGCCGCGTTCCAGTTGAGAGGCTCGCGCCAATGGTGATCGGCGAAGAACCGCCGCGGCGCGTGCGCGCCCCACGGGTACCCGAGACGGTTCGCGAATTTCCGGGCGTAGCATTCATCACACGCCGGCGACACCTCGACGCATCCCCACCATGGGTTGAACGTGTGATCCGTCCAGCCGATCGCGCTGTCCTTCGCCACTACGCCCGCCGCCGCAGGCCGATCATTTCGAGCACGATCCGGATCGCCTCGAGCGGGACGACTATGTACTTCATCATGCGGTTTTCTCCTCCGGCGGCGCCGCCGGTCCATCGAGCCGGACGATCTCGATCCGGAATGACCCTTTCGGATCGGTCGTCGTGTACTGCTTTTTCACGTCGGCGGGGAGATCGGTCGTCGTTTTCTTTTGCCACTTGCCGTTGATCACGAACGGACCCGCGATCCCCTCCTCGATCCCGCGGAGTTCGCCCTTGATCTGTTTGTCGAGCTTGTCGAATTCCTTCGCGCCGGCCTCGAGCTCGTCGCGCCTGGCGAGCCGCTTCTGTAGCTCCGGATCGGTGAGCACGACGGCGCCCTTCGCGATGAGCGGCGGATTACACTCCGTGCCGTACCACGCGCAACGCTTACACTCCGCGGCGTCGCCTTCAAGGAACGACGGGAGCGTTTTCGCCTCGACGTGATCGATCGCCCGTTCGGCGCGCGCGAGGAAATCCTCCATCCGGTCGACGTGCGCGTCGAGTTCCACGGGGAGGAGTTTCGGGATCCCGCTGCGGTCGAGGAGGAGGAACCCGAACGGTTCGCCGGCGCCCCACAAGTACGCGAGCAATTGGTGAGCGCCGGATCGTGTCCATGGGTTGTCGAACAGATCCGCGAACGTCTCGATCCGGTCGACCATCATCGGCGACCACGCCTTGACCTCGAGCGGCGGCCGCGCGCCGGCGATCGCGATCCGAGCATCGACCTTGCCGGAGATCGCGACGCGCCCCTTGCGATCTTTCAGTTTGAACGACTCCTGTTGGCCGATCACGCTGAACGATGGCTCCGCATCGCGCCCGATGCGCCCGAGATCCGACAGGAGATCCCGCTCGCGATCATCGCCGCGGCGGAACCGTGCGAGCACCTCCGGCGGCCAGGGCGGGAGTTTCTCCGGGCGCGTCATCTCGTACACCATCCGCCGCTCGCACGTGCGGTACGCGGACGCGTAGGCGTACGGGTGTGGTGTCTGCGGACGGGCGGAGCGCGCCAGGAACGCGCCCCACGCCGTTTCGATGCCCTTCGCGACGTCGGCGGGAACGAGCGCCGGCGCCGTCATCGTCCACCTACGATCTTTTCGATCGTCGCGACGTCGGCGGCGTCGAGGCCTCCGCGTGCGAAGTGCGCGAGGAGTTCATCGACGTCGCTCGCCGGGATCACGTCGTTTCCGTCCCGCTTGATCCGCTCGATCGCGCGGAGCGAATTGATCAGGGTGGCCACGTTGCGGAGCATCACGACGGCGTCGCCCTCATCATCCGGTACCGGCGCGACCGGCGTAACCGGCGCCGTCGGCGTCCCGATCCGCTTCGTCAAGATCCGCGAGTACTCCCGCCGCCCGGTTTTCGTCCACTCGTGCCCGGAGTCGGCATCGTGATCGAACGTGAACCGGGCGCCGGTCTGTAGTTCGGAGAACATCCGTTGAGATCCGCGGTTCGGGAGCGCGGCGCCCGCCTCCCTGGCGGCGCCGTCGCCGTCGCCCGCGTGCGAGCGAGCGTCGAGGAGTTGCTTGTCCATCGCTTACCCCTCCTCCCCGGGTTCGCGCGGCGGCGTGCTCGAGCGCCGCGTCGTTCCGTGCGGCGGCCCGAACATCTCATCGGCGCCGAGCTCGCGCTCGACACGTCCCGCCGGCGGCGTCGAGGGCGTCCTGGCGCCCGTGCTCGCCGCCTGGGCGGCCGGCTTGCCGGTTCCCCCTCCGGCGGCGTCCTGGCGCGTTGCCTGGGCGCCTGGCGCCCCTGCGGCGCCCGCCGCGGGCGTTCCCCCTCCGCCCGCCGCGGCGGCGCGTGCGGCGGCGCCGGCGACCCACTCCGGACCGTCGACGAGCCATCGCTTATCCTCGTGCGACTTGTACCGCGGACAGCCGTAAAACCCCGGGCGCCCGTTCTTCCCCTCGCGGAACACGCCGACGGATTGACAGTGAGGACAGACCGGCGGATCGACTTCGGGCGCTTTGGTCGAGCGTGCGCCGAGTCGCTCGTCGCGAGTCCCGAACCCGCGCCCGTGCCGACAGTTCTCGATCTTTTTCGGCGTGCCCTCCCACGCCGCGACGATCTCCTCGATCGGAACGGACTTCATTCCGGCGAGCTCACGCGTCACGCCGCCGTCGAGGTTCGCGCGCGCCGCCTTGCGAACGAGCACCTCGAGCGCCACGCCGGTAACGCCGCGACAGAAATCGTCCGTCGAGGATCGCGCGCCCTCGATCTGCTCGAGCGTCTGACCCGTGATCCGGCATCGCCCCGAACCGCGGACGATGTAGGTAAAGACGGCGGGATCGTTGCCGGTGATCTTGTCCGGTTCCGACACGTCGAACACGTCGATCCCCCACAGATCGCGGAACCGTTCGGCGCCGGAGTCCTGGCAGTAACCGACGACCTGGCCGCCCTGATCATCGGGTGCTTTGAACAGGAGCCAATCCGGCGGCGCCGTCATGCGGATCGAGGCGCGCCGGAGCGTCTCGACCACTTGAACCCGGGCCTCGATGATCTCGATCGCGCCGCCGCCTCGTGCGGCGAGCTCGTTCAGGTTCGTCGGCGCGCCAGGATGGCGGATCAGGTGTTTCGGTTCGGCGTCGAGTACTTCGGCGTCGATGGGTGTACGGTCGGTGCTCATTTGCTGCGGTCCTTTCGTTTGCGGTTGCTCACGGTGATCGTCATGCGGCGGCGGCCGCGGGCGGGTTTCTTCTGGCGCTCCTCGAGTTCGCGCTGCATCCCGTCGCGGATGCCCTCGAGCGCGTCCTTCGGGAGTCCGTTCACGAGCGCGGCGACGACGGCGAGCGGTTCGCCGCGGAGCGTGAGACTGACGGTGATAACTGCCTTCGCCATGGTTCTATCCTTCGTGTTGATCGGAGTTGTGGAGCGAGCGCGCACGGCGGAGCGCGATCACTTCGTTTCGGTTCGCCTCGCCCGTTGGCCCGGGTTGCGGGTTGCACGCCGCACACCTGGCCGCCGTCCCGCCGCGAACGCCGACGTCGAACGTCGCGAGTCGTTCGGGGATCTTGATCTGGCATTTCTCACAGTTCACGATCCGCTCGCCTGGCGGCGGCGGCGGCGACGTCGGCGTTCGGGCGAGCACCTGGCGAACGAGATCGAGATCGGCGTCCGACGTCGAGAACGGCGGCCGCGGGTTGTACATCTCCTCGATCACACACGCCGTCATCGCCGCCTCGCGCACCTCCGACGGCGTGAGCGTTGCCGAGCGGATGATGTTCCGCATGTGATCGACGACGCAATGGAAGATCGGATCGTTGAGGTACCGCGACTTGAGATCGTTCAATTGCCCCTCCGTTGATCTGCCGACGGGTTCGGATCCGGTGCGTGCGGTGGCGTCGCTTCGTCCGGTGTCCGTTCCCGTCGGCATTCTCCCCGCCAGGGTTCCGGCGTGATGCCCAGGCGGCGCGCGAGGATCGCCTCGCGGATTTCGTAGCGTGCGCGGCGACGTCGGCGCGTCTCTGCTCGACGGAGCGCGCGGAGCGAGAGATTCAGATCGCCGATAGCGTCGGCGGCCGCCAGGAACGCGGCGGCCCAGGGATCGAACGCGGCGATCATGTGGCGCGCGATCTGCGGGCCGTCGATCACGATCCGGATCTCCCGTTTCATCGGCGCCTCCCGGGTTTCCACTTGTGAGAGTTGCCGCGATTCCGAACCGGATCGGCGGCGTCGAGCGCGTGCTCCTCCGCGGAGCCGAAGATCTCCGCGTTATGTTTCGGACAGAGGAGTCCGTCGCCGGTCTGATCGGTCATGAACCGCCCCTCGCCGGCCTCGCACGTCGCGACGTTCGCGCCGGTACCGGCGAGGATGAGGACGTCGGGCCATCGCCAGTCGCCCGCGTCGGTTTTGACTTTGAAGTAGAACCCGGTCCCGGGCGCTTTCTTCTCGCATTTCAGGAGCCGGCCAGGTGCACGATCGGCCCCGACGAGGACGCGGTCGTAGTGTTTGAAACAGGACGGGAGCGGTCGCCGAGCGCCGGCGCCCTCCGTGCTCCGGAACGCGCCGAACGTCCCGCGGAACCGGGCGCTCACTTGCAGGCCTCGAGGATCTCCGTGATGACGGCGGCGCCCGTCGTGCGCGACAGGAACGCCCGGGCCCCGCACGTCGAGCACGCGAGGATCTCGCCCGCGGTCGTCGCCGGATCCTCGCGCCAGGTGCCGAGCTCGTGACGGTTCGCCCGCCCGTGGATCCGGACGGCGATCCGCTCGAGCGCGACGGTTTGCTCGTGCGACGGCGCGCCGCCTGATCGAGCGACGGCGATCGACGCCCGGGCGTGCTCGCGGTAGTGTGGATTTCCGACAGTAAAACGTGATCGTGTAGAATGGCAATCGCTCATCGGGTTTCGGTCCTTTCGTGCTAACGACGCCGCCGGGTTTCCCTCGCCAGGATCCGGCGGCGTTCGTGTCTCAGATCTCGAGGGCGCCGTCCTGGCGCTCGCCGATCCTACTCCTCATCGACGCACCTCGCCGAACGCCCCGAACACGCGGGCGAACCGGGCCGGCGCTCGCCCGATGTACGTGATGTAGTTCGCGTGTGACGGTTGCGCGGCTTCCTTCCATGGCTTGAGCTCGTGCCCCTCGCGGCGGCGCCCGCGGTTCTCCTCGACGAGCGCCAGGCGCCGGAGTTCACGCTTCGCGCTCGACTCGACGAACGGGATCCGCCGATCCGGAATGCAGATCGGAAACTGGATCGGGGATCGCACCTCGTACCCCTGGAGCGTTTGAAGCTGCTCGAGCGAATAGCCGATCCAGATCGCCGCGGTGATCTCGCGCGCGGCGATTGCGACCATGAGCCGGTACCAGAACGGCGCGACGTGGCCGCCTGGCGGGTTGATGAACACGCGCCCGAACCACGGGCGCCGGAGTCCGTTCCCCTTCTCCGTGTAGAACCGGCGGGCGCGGACGATCCGGTTCGCCTCGCGATGCGATGCCGGATCGAGATCGATCTCGCCGAGCACCTCGCGCGCCGCCTCGACGTACGGCGACGGCGTGAACCACTCCGGGGAGTCCATCGAATGACGCGCCGCCGTCCTCGTGCGCGTCACGGTTGCCTCGACGCCGGCGGCGGCGCCGGGAGCATGAGATCGATCGCGAGCTCGAAACGTCGGCCGCATCCGCCGCACGTCGGCGCCGCGATCGCGTGCCCGTGGTAGTTCGTCGTCGGAACCTGGCCGACGTCGGGGAGACATCGGCATCGAGCGACGTACGCCCCGTGCGGGAACGCGCCGACGCGCGGGAACACGATCGCCGCCGTGCTATCGGCCATCGTGACGCCTCGCCTCCCGGTGGCCCTCGACGGTGCCCAGGCTCGCGAGCCGTCGCGCCTGGCGTTGCACCTCCGTACGGCGGCGGCGGTTCAGGATCAGACCGACCACGCCGCACACGGCGCCGATGAGGATCGCGGCGATCATCGGAGGAACAGACAATGAAATTCCGGGTTCTGGTAGAACCGCGAATCGATCGCGGCGAAGATCGCGCCGTCGCTCAGGCGCCGCCCAATCGACCATATCCATTGCTCCGTCGAGCCGACGCAATAGTCGGCGCCGGCGTCGAACCTATCAAGCCGGAACGTCCCGCGGTACATCTCGCCGGACTCCGGCGCCGCGAGCTCGAGGATCGTCTCGACGTCGATCGCTTCGTGTGCGGTGAGCTTGTGCGCCATCGCTCTATTCATGATTGCCCCTCGTGATCGAGTTCGTCGACTTCCATGATCCGCCGTCCGATCCACGCCATGACCGGAACCGCCATCGAATTTCCGAGCGCCTTGTACCGCGGCCCGTCGGCGGCGAGCTTGCCGCGGTACGGGATCAAGGTGTAGTCGTCGGGGAACCCCTGGAGCCGCTCACACTCGCGCGGCGTGAGGCGCCGGACGTTCATCGCCGTCGCCACGTGCGGCGCGGAGTCGCCCGCCTTGCTCGCGTCGGCCTTGAGAACGGCGACGTCGCCAGGCTTGCCGCCGGTCTTATTGTCGCGAGTGTAGTGTCGAGGCTCGAAACCGATCGCGACGTTGGACATACGAAAATTGTTGGACCCCTCGCGGGTGTACGTGCGGCCCTGATTGGCGGCGACAGGATCCGCGACGTCGGCGAACGCGATCGCCATCGAACCCGCGGCGTCGAGCGTCGGACAGTGATCGCGCTCCATCGGGAGCGACGTCGTTTCGTCGCCGCCCGTCATCCATCGGAACGCGAGCGGTTCCTCCTCCTCGACGTCGGCGTCGGGCGGGTACGTCACCTGAGCATCGCGCACGCGCCCGCACGCGGGACACGGCGTGTCGAGTTGACCGTCGAACACCTCGCCGCATCCGCACGCGATCCGGATCGCGCCGTCGGCGTGCGCGACCGTGTGCGCGGTACCGGCGTCGAGCGTCGGCGCGATCTCCTCGTACACGTTGAACCCGGCATCGCGGAGCCGCTCGCGACCTTCCGCGTCCGGCGAGGGCGTGCGCGCCTCGCCATCGCGACCGGCGTCGGAACGGATGCCGTAGGCCACGGCCTGTCCTCGCTCGCTCACGGTGAACGCGGGATCGCCCTGATTGCCGACGCCGACGCCAGGCGCGCCGCCGCTCCCGTGCTCGCGATTGTTCGTCATCTTCTCGCCGCGTGATGACTGGCGGAGATCAATCGGGATCGGTACTTCGTAGGCGATCGCGGGACCGACGCCGCCGCTCGCGTGCGAGTCGATCTCGTTTCCGGAGCGGAGCGTCGGCGAGAGATCCTCGATTGCGTCCTGGCCGTAGTCTTTCGAGGAGAACGCGATCATGGGCGGGTGCGCGCCAGGCGCGAGCGTCGGCGACGGATCGCCCGGGTTCGGTTTACTGCGGTTGTCGCGGTGCGTGATCTGCGATCCGTCGAACGGCATCGGCGCCCCGTTGATCGCGATCCCGTGTTGCTGCCGACACTCGAGGGTGTACATCGGATCATCGGGCGCGCCGACGCCCATTCCGTTCTGTCGGTTCTCGCGGCCGCGTTGCTCGATGTACTGGAGCGGGAGCGCGACCGGGACGAACGCGCCGGAGTTGTCTAGGTCGGTCGTTCGGAACCCGCCGCTTTGAGAGCTGCCCCCAAGAGTTCCGGCAACACCTTCCCGCGTTTTTCGGCGCGGCGGAGGATGCCCTGACAGGCTTTCGCGCTCAAAAAGAACCGCCGCGGCACGTCGCCAGTTGGCTCCAATATGCCCGACAACGAACACGCGTTTCCGTCGCTGGGCCAGTCCGAAGTACTGAGCGTCAAGTACGCGGTGTGCGAACCCATACCCGAGTTCGCCCAGCCCTCCGAGCAAGGATCCAAACGCCCGTCCGTTGTCACTCGACAGGACGCCGGGGACGTTCTCCCAAACCAACCATCGGGGCCGATATCGCCGAGCAATTGCAAGATAGACGAGCATGAGCGAACCACGCGGATCCGCCAGTCCCTCGCGGAGTCCGGCGACGCTGAACGATTGGCAGGGGGTTCCTCCGACGAGAACATCGACAGTTGCATCAGGCCACGCCTCGAAATTGGTCATGTCGCCCCAATTGGCGACGGTCGGATAGTGGTGAGCGAGTACCGCGGACGGGAACGTTTCGATCTCGCTGAACGCGACCGGATCGAAACCGAGCGGACCCCACGCGACCGAGGCCGCCTCGATCCCGCTGCACACGCTCAAGTACTTCACGAGCGGGCCCACCTGTCGAGCGCGCGATCACGTGTCGGCGACGGACGGAGATCCGCGAACGGCGCGACGTCGGCGACATTGCCCTCGACGGGTTCGATCTCCCAATCCTCGAGCGGCCATCCGATCCGGAGCGCGATCACTGTCGCCTCCGTCTGACTCGTGAACCCGCCGACGTCGCCGCGCGTGCGATGACGGATCGTGTACTCCGTGATCATGCGCGCCGCCCGTTCGCGAGCTCCGCGAGCACCTCCGGCGAGGGCGGCGCCGGCGCGACGTCATCATCGCCGGGAACACTCACGAGGATCCGGCCGACGGTCGGATGCGTCACGAAATGCCAGGACGCGCCCGGGTGAGCGGCGTTCATCCGTTCGATCGTAGAGGCCTCACGCGCCGCCCGCGGGAGTTCTCCGGCGAGCGCCTGGCGAACGTCGCGGCCGCGTCGAGCCGCGAGCGGGTTGTCGGCGTTCGTGCGCCACGGTCCCGCCGCGCGCTCATCGTGCGAGCTCTGCGGAGGTGCGAGGAATGCGCCGTCGGCGGTGAGGATCGGATCGCTGTTCATGATGTTCTCCTGTTTACGCGGCGACGACGACGCGGCGGAGGCCCAGGCGCTCGAGCACGGGATCGGAGAAATCGCGGCGCCCGTTGAGGATGTCGGACAGGTACGGCCGCGAGACGCCGAGCGCGTCGGCGGCGGCGCGCTGCGTTTTGTGTTTCGCGACGAACCGACGGAGCGCGTCGAGCGGATCGATTTCCTTCATTGCGGATCCTTTCCAGTTTTAGAAGTTGAACGCGAGGTTTACGAAATCGGGCGCCTCGAGCGCGGCGGCGGCGGCGGCGTCCTCGCGCTCGATGGCGGCGACGAGCGCGCCCTCCGCGGTCGCCAGGCGGGCGCCGGCGGCCTCGAGCGCGACGTCGGCGGCCAGGAACGCGGCGGGATCCTTGCGACGGCGGGCGGCGGCGTTCCGGTGATTGCGAGCCGCGATCGCGACGGCGGCGTCGGCCGCGTCGTATTCCGCCTTGAGTTCGTCGCGCGTCGTCATGAGAGAGATATTAGCGGATTCGCGAACGCGTGTCAAGCGACCCGGATCCGCGGGCCGGCGAGCATCCCGCACACGGACACGGACGCCCGGAGATCTGCGCGGTCGCGTGCCACACGTCGTCGCCCGTCTCGACAATCCGCTCGACCACGGCGGCCAGGAGCTCGAGCGCCTTCCCGTCCGACGGTTTGAACGCGACGTACGATCGTACGAGGAGCTCGACGTCGGCATAGGAGCGGCGCCAGTTCGGGCGGAGCGGGATCATCCGGACATGGAACGCGAGCGCGTGCTCCTGATAGGCGATCGCGGCGTCGGCGGTTGTCTCGTCGAGGATCGGGAACGCCTCGCGCCGATCCTCGATCGCGTACGTGCTCGCGACCTGGCGGATCTGGCGCGCCAGGACATCCGCGGGCGTGTCCTGGCGTTGCTGCGCCAGTTGCGCGGCGCGGATCGTCCGGCGGGCGGCCACTATCGGCCGCCGCCGTTCGCGTAGGCGGCGCGGAGCGCGGCCAGGTTCTTCTCGCCCTGCTCGCGAGTCCACTCCCGCGGCGCGTCATCGAACCCGGGGAGTTTCCGGATCGCCGCGCGCTCGATGACGTTCAGGATCTCCGCGGCGTCGGACGTCCAGTAATCCGGATGTTCGCACGACTGATACCGGAGGCCGGACGCGGCGCGGAGCACCTCGACGGCGGTGAACGCCTCCGCTACGACGCGAGTGAATTCGTAGCCGTTCGCCGGCGTCGTGTCGCCGTACTTGTGATTGACCGACTTCACGTTTTCCGCGTGGAGCATTGCCGCGATCTTCGCCGTCGCCGTGCGCCCGTTGAGGACGCGGGCGCCGTCGGCGTCGAGGTTGATCGTCACGTTGTAGAGCGACGCGGCGCTCGCGAGCATGTCGATCGTGTCGTCGTTCACGATGTACGCGGACATTAGCGGCCCCCTTCCTGAACCGGAACCATTCGCTCGCGGTAGTCGTTCGCGCCGGCCTGGAGCATCGCGCCGACGTTCGGGTAAACCGAGGGCGCCTCGTGACCGTCGGCGAAGATCGCGACGAGCGACCCGTCGGCCTCTACGCGTGTCATCACGTGGCAGTACGTCGCGGACTGGTAGTGATCCACGAACGCGGGTTTGTAGGCTTTGGCGGCGGCGGCGGCGCGTGTGTTCTTGTGCATGAACAGAGATTAGCAAATCCGCGAACGCGTGTCAAGCGGACGCGGAAACCCCAATGTTCATGCTGCTTTTTGAAACGCCTATATAGATCGCGCGCGCTAGAGCCCTCGCGAACGGAGGGCGGGCGGGAGCGGGCGCCGGCGTGCTCGAGGAGCGCCGCCGGCGCCGCCGGTCACTTGAGGTTGTCGCCGGACCCGTGTCCGTGTGTCGCGTGTCCGTCGCCGAGATCGCTGGCCTTCGTCGTCGCATCGACGCCCGGGACCGATCCCGCGATCCCGCCGTGCTCGACGCCGACGCCGGCGGCGTGCGCGACAGCCGGATCGACGGCGACCTTCGCGCCCTGGACGATCTTCACGGTCGCGACGACGTTGTCGATCCCGGTGCTCGCGACAGACTGGATCTCATCCGCGTCGAGCTTGACCTTCCCGGTTGCGTTCGCGACCTCGACGCCCGTCCGGAGCACGTTCATCACGTGCGCCTTTTTCTCCGCCCCGCTCGCGCCCTTGATCGCCTGGGCCTCGCCGATGGCGCCGACGATCTTCGGGATCAGATCCGTCGGGATCTTCTCGCCGCCAGGTGTCGCGGCCAGGATGATCGGGCCCACCTGAGCGACGACGGCGAGGAATTTGTGAAAGTCGAATTTCATGAGTCTCTACCTCCTGGCGCATTCTACACGCCAGGAGGGCGGGATCGCGAGCGCGGCCGGAGGGCGGAACGCCAGGCGCCAGGCGCCCCAGGACGGGCGCGCCGGCGTCGGCGGCGGGAAACGGGCGCCCGGGAACGCCTGTCGCGTCCTGGGCGCCCTGGCGCGGTCTAGCGGGCGCCGTGGATGATATACGAAACGGTCGGATCCGACCACGGGCCGCCCGGGAGCTCGAGCACGCCGCCCGCCGGGAACGCCAGGCCCTCGAAACCCGGTACCGGCGCGAGCGTGATCGGATCGTAGACGGTGACGTCGCGGAGCGGGTACGACGCCGTGAGCCGGACGGACTCGCGGACGCCGAGCGGCATCTGAACGACGCGGCCGTCGGGCGCGAGCGCCGCGTACGCTTTGTTGACGCCGTCGTTCCGGTTCCCCCTGTCATCGACGGCGCCGTCGCCCTCCCAATGGTGATGCGGTTGGAACGGCGCGACCGGGTTCGGCGCCTGCCATTGCGTATTGGCTTGCTGCCAATTCTCGACGCCCGCCGGAACGAGCGCGACGACGCCGCGGATCGCCGACACGATCGCCTCGATGTTCTCGATCTCCCAAAAGTTCGGCGGCCGCGGCGCGCCGGAGCCCGATGGATGACCGTCGCCGTAGACGCCCGTTCCCGTGTGGAGCACGAAGATCGGCCCGCGGCACATGATCCCGATCGCGCGTTTCATCGCCAGGATGATCGGCCGGTTCTGAACGGCGCCGCTCGAGCCAGGGCCCGGGCCCTCCCAATCGACGCCGATGAGCGGGCGGCCGTTCTTGAGATCCCAATCCTGGCGCGCATCGCGGCATCCGTGATCAGCATCGCCGGCGCGTTCGGTGTGAACGATGAACAGGATCCCGCCGACGCCGCGGGTTTTCTCGATCCACTCGCGGAGATCCCGATCGCGCTCCTCGTTCGTCTCGCGCGGCGGCGGCGAGTAGTACGAGAGGCCGAGCATGTTCGGGATCTTCGGACGGATCGCCCGCGCCATCCGCTCGAGCACCTCGACGGGATCGCCGCCGTTCGTGTACTCGTTCTGCATCTCGACGCATAGCACGCGATCCGCGCGGCCGGCGGCGATCACGTCGCCGACGTCGCGCGCGAGCCGCTCGAGATCGTAGCCGGTGCCCTTTCCGCTGAGCGTGATCCCGCTCCGGAGTCCGAGCGACCACGAGAGATCAAGATCGCGCGCGATGGCGCCCAGGTGATCGGGGAACGTCGGGAGGTTCGGTTTCGCCGGACCCGGGTTGATCGTGAGCGGCGGATTCCATGCGACCTCGTAAAGCGGCCGTTTGAAATCGAACCCGTGAGCCGCCGCCCATTCGAGATTTTGCCGGTACCGATCCGGTTCGTTGAGGGCGCCCTGTAGCGACCACATGAACGTCAGACCGAGCGGGCGCCAGGCGCCGACGTCGTCGATGATCTCGGCGCCGTTCGCCCGCGGGACTCCGGCGCGCGGACCCGCGGCGCCGCCGCCGCCTCCTCCGCCGCCGCTGATCTTGCGGAGGCGCCTCACGAGACGATCTCCACAGTGAGCGGGAACCCGACGATCTTTTTCCCCGCGCCGGCCGGGTGGTTCGCGTCGGAGGTTTGCTCGATCTGCGCCTGGATGGTTCCGATCTCGTTCCCTTCGTAGACGCGCCATTGCTCGAGATCGCCGGCGTCCGTGTTCCCCGTCGGTTTGTGGTACCCCTGTTTGTCGAGGCCCGCGGAGTACTGCCCGAGATCCGCGCCGGCGAGACACTCCGCCTCGACGTTCGTGAACGTGTAGCGGTCGCCGGGGATCTTCTTCGCCCGGTACCGCGCGGCGCTCGCGCCGTCGGTGACGTAGAGCACGCCTCGCCACTCAGACGGTTTCCCGTCGAGTACTCCCCATATGCCGGTCCCGGGCGCGTCGGGCGCGATCAGCCGGAGTCCGGCGCCGCGGAGCTGTACGACCTTGCCGTCGATTTCCATTTTCAGTCCTTTCGAGAGTTTCCGAGGTTGCGGAGGGTGCGGCGGATCGATGGGCGGATCGATGGGCGGATCGGTCGGAACCGGCGTCAGTGTCGCCTCGCCGGCGCGCGCGGCCGCCGCGACGCAATCATCGAACGCCCGCCGGAGGTTCGGGTTCGGTTTGATCCCGTTCGTACGGTCGAACGAGAACGGCGCCATAAATTTGATCCGGGGATCGAGGTTCACGACTTGATCGAGATACTCGAGGCCGTCGAGCACCTCCTGATCCGTCCACAGCCAGGCGCCAGTCGCCGGGTTGAATTGGTTGTAGAACATCGGGATCACGAAACAGTCGCGCGGCCATTGCGCCAGGTTCGCGCGCGCCTGGCGGATCCACCTGGCGCCCGATTGCTCGAGCGTCTCGCCCTCGACGCGATAGAGCTCCCATCCGACGGCGTCGTACGAGCGGAGCGCGCCCGCGGGGATCGTCCAGTCGGCCGGGGAATCGTGCGCGAGGAGGAGGCGCCCCTTCGGGAGCGGCGAGGGCGGCGTCGGGTTCTCGCTGTACGTGCCGATCGTGAACACGTCGGGCCGCCCGCTCCCCTCCGCCCTGAACGGATAGACGCTGACCGGGTGCGAGAACGCGAACGTCGGGAACCGGAGCGGCGGGATCGGGAGTTCAATCGGACCGTACGCCGCCGCGGGGAACCATGGCGGCGCCTCGCCGTTCGCCGGTACGAGGTACCGGAGGCCCGCGGGTGAGATCGAGATCTTCACGAGATCGCCCGGGCCCTCGCCGGCGGTCCTCGACGCCGCCAGGATAACCGCGCCGTCGAGCGCGATGAGATCGTGATCGAACCCGTTCTCCGTGAAAAACATGTACCCGAGTCCGGTCCCGTCGTACTCGACCACGAGCGCGCCGGCGGCGTTTGACCAGTAGGCGAGCACGTCGACGCCGCGGACGTTCTCCGCGACTCGCGTGTTCATTGCGTCGGCCAGGTGCGGACGGAGCGGCGCGCGCCCGTGAGCGCCGCCTCGCCACACGGCGCGGCCGCCGTCGAGCGCCTGAACATCGACGGGGAGCGCGTCGGGGAGTTCTACGACGCCGCCGGACGGATCGACAATGGTGAGTCCGCGTTCGGCGTGGTAGCTCGTTTTGTAAACGATGGTCCCGTCGGGCGCGACGTCGGCGGCGCCGGCGCCGGTTTTGTCGCCCAAGGATCCGAACAGAACCGGCGGAGCCGGCGCTCGCGGAACCATGAGCGCGGCGAACCGGCCGCCGCCGCCCGCGATCGCGTTGAACCCGCGCCCGTCGATTAGCTCGAGCCGCTCGCCGTTCGGATCCTCGAGCGGTCGCCAGGCGTGAACGGCGCCGCCCGCCGCCGCGAGCGCGACGAGGACCGTCTCCGGATCGCGGAACGCGCCGCGGCCGAACGCCGCGAACGGGTACGGCCGTTGATTGATGCTGCCAGGCATTCCGCCGCCGCCCATGATGACGTCGGCGAACGGGTTCATTCTCGGCACGTGTGCCCCCTGCTGATTGGTTGTTTACGAGCCGCGGATCTTGCGGTACCGAGCGAGCACCTCGTCGGCGTACTCGCGATTGCGGATCGGACCCGTCGGCGCGTTCCCCCCGCGGCCGCCATTGTAGGCGGCGAGGGCGCTCCGCGTCACGGCGGCGACCCGACCCGCCTCGAGGCCGACGTACAGCCGGGACGCCCACGCCAGGT